GTGCTAGTCACTGGCTCTCTACCCGCTTTCTCTCGACGCGCTAGTGCTTGCTTCCACTTGCCTATCTGCTTGCCAGTGTCTTGTATCTTGGCCCGTCTCACCTCTTTCTGCTCGTCGGTCAACATCTTGGCGTCTGCCGTAGAGAAGTTGAGGATACGTTGTTCATCCTTAGTGAATGACTTATGAACTGCTGCCTTGAGTTCGTCCCATTGCTCTTGGCTACACAATGACTCGGGCTTGCTAGGACTCGTGAAGTGTAGGCTAGTCTTGCCCTCTGCTTGCACCGCGTCGATGGCCTTTGTCATGGCTAACATTGTGCGCTTCTCAGCCTTTGCAGTATCAGTTAATAGGGCTAATGTTGCTACGTTTAGATTGTTCATAGTATGTATTCCTTTAAATAGTCACGCGTTATTGCTTGACTTGCAACTACTATCGCATGGTATTAGGTATTGTCAATAGGTAGTAACGTATTGTCACATATATCAGGTGTTACCACAGTGGTAACATGGCCATATTGAAAGGGTACCCGCCCCCCACCCCCGCTTTGTACAGCAAAGTCCCTCGCGCCTGTATAATCCTAATTTCCACGAATAATTTGGTTTTTTCTCAAATCCATACGTTTCTGGTTACTTTTTAACCGCCCCCCTATGTACTTAATTCGCTGGACAAAAAAATTTTTTGTAGTATATTTGTCCCAACTGGTTAACACCTGCGAAACATTATGACTTTATCTATTGAACCTGAACTAGGCGTGCCTGTTTCAGATGACAATCCTTTTACCGACCTCACGCTTTCGGCGAGTGCGGCTGCTAATACGGCGCTATTCCTAGCGGAGCATGGGTTGGACATAGAACCCACTAAGGAAGATAAAGACATATCCGCAGCATTAGCCACTGCCTACGCAGGTGACGCTACAAAAACATCCAAGAAGGCTACCCCCAAGAATATGGCGAAACTACGCCCAGCTTCTCTTATATTAACTGACAGTATACTTGCCGAATTCGGCCAGTCTGTGGTTACAAACTCCATGCATATAAGGCACCTAGTAACCAACAAGCTAGTGCTGGAGACGGAGAACCCTGATGCCAAGATACGGCTACGTGCTTTAGAGCTACTAGGCAAGGTATCGGACGTAGGACTGTTCGCAGAGAAGTCAGAAGTGACGATTACCCACCAATCAAGTGACGACCTACGCGAGAAACTGCGTGGTAAGTTAGAAAAACTCGTAAACCCAGAAGAAATAGAAGACGCAGTAGTTGTTGAAAGCAAACCTCTCAGTATAACTGAAGCATTTGGTGAAGAAGACGACACAATCTATGACGACGACTAACTTCACAAGAGCAGAAGTCCAAGTAATGTTGGACAACCTCGATAATTACTCAGATGATGAAGTCACTGAGATTAATACTATTGTGGATGAGCTTGATGGGCGCGAAGCTAACGCTGCTGCGTACGATGACCTTATAGAATTTGCTAAGTTAATGATGCCTGACTTCCTAGTGGGTAAGCACCACAGGATTTTGGCCGACGAACTTATGGCTATTGAAGCCGGGACACGTGATAGGGTGTGTGTAAACATACCACCACGTCATGGTAAGTCCCAACTAGTGTCTATTTTCTACCCAGCGTGGTTTTTAGGGCGAAATCCCGACAAAAAAGTCATGATGGTATCCCACACCACCGATTTAGCAGTAGATTTTGGGCGTAAAGTGCGAAATTTGATCTCTAGCGAGGCATTTGCAGCCATCTTCCCTACAGTTGGTCTGTCCAAAGACTCTAAATCAGCCGGACGGTGGAACACTAGCGTCGGAGGCGAGTATTACGCCTGTGGTGTGGGATCAGCACTAGCGGGACGGGGTGCTGACTTACTATTAATTGATGATCCGCACTCGGAGCAGGACGTTATCAACGGTAACTTCTCTGTTTTTGAAAAAGCGTACGAATGGTACACGTTTGGTGCCCGAACTCGGCTTATGCCGGGGGGTCGAGTGGCTATTATACAGACCAGATGGCATATGGATGACCTGACTGGCCGTGTAATTAAGGATATGGTTAATAATGAGCGGTCTGACCAGTTTGAAGTGATCGAATTTCCCGCAATACTAGAAATAGAAGATAAAGAGACTGGGCAAATAGTGGAAAAACCGCTGTGGCCAGAGTTCTTTAACTTAGAAGCGTTGTTACGTACCAAAGCGTCAATGCCGAACTTCCAGTGGAACGCTCAGTACCAGCAGCAGCCCACATCGCAAGAAGCAGCACTTGTAAAACGTGAGTGGTGGCAGATGTGGGGCGGAGAACGACCCCCTGCATGTGAATTTATAATCATGTCGTTGGATTCGGCGGCAGAGAAACACAACCGTGCGGATTACACGGCACTGACCACATGGGGCGTCTTTATGAATGAAGAGACTGACGCGTACAACCTCATGTTGTTAAATAGTATAAAGAGAAGGATGGAGTTCCCAGAGCTGAAAGAGATGTGCATGGAAGAGTACGATGCTTGGGAACCTGACGCGTTTATCGTGGAGAAGAAGAGTTCCGGTGTAGCTATATACCAAGAGATGCGCCGTATGGGACTACCCGTATCGGAGTTTACTCCACACAGGGGTTCAGGTGATAAGTTAGCACGTTTGAATTCTGTAACAGATATTGTGGCTTCGGGGCTGTGCTGGGTTCCAGCTACGCGCTGGGCCGAAGAGCTTGTAGATGAAGTAGCGGGCTTCCCGTTCGCTAGTAACGATGACTTAGTTGACTCCATGGTAATGGCGCTAATGCGATTTAGACAAGGTGGGTTTATACGACTACCCACAGATGAAAGAGACGAACCAACAACATTCAAGTCGCGTAGGGGCGGCAGGTACTACTAAGGGTAAATACAATGGCAATTGAAAAAGGTTTATATCAGGCACCGCTAGGCATAGATGAGGGGCTGGAAGAAGCATTAGAGATCGAGATCGTCGATCCTAAAGAAGTTACGTTAAGTGATGGCAGTGTAGAAATATCACTCATGCCAGACGACGAGGACGATATTGAGTCTAAGTTTGAAGACAACCTAGCGGAGAAACTTGACGAAGAAGAGCTAGCGTTAATATCCAGTGAACTTATGGAGTTAGTTGACGCAGACGTACAAAGCCGAAAGGAGTGGGCGGATACTTATGTTGAAGGGCTTGATGTATTGGGCTTTAAGTACGAAGAACGTACACAACCGTGGGAAGGCGCATGTGGCGTGTACTCTACGGTACTTGCTGAAGCAGCTATCCGGTTCCAAGCCGAAGCTATGTCTGAGACGTTCCCTGCCGCTGGCCCGGTTAAAACTAAGATTCTAGGGGAGGAGAGTAAGGATAAGACGGAAGCCGCAGAACGCGTACGCGCTGACATGAACTACGAGCTTACTGAGAACATGGTTGAGTATCGTCCAGAGCATGAGCGTCTCTTATACTCTTTAGGTCTATCGGGGTCTGCTTTTAAGAAGGTTTACTACGAACCAAACATGGGTCGCGTCTGCGCTAGTTATATCCCAGCAGAAGAAGTAATCGTGCCTTACGGCGCGTCTACTATTGAGACGGCTGAACGTGTTACTCACGTAATGCGCAAAACTAAGAATGAGATGCGCAAACTCCAAGCTATGGGGTTTTACTTAGACGTAAGATTAGGGGAACCACAAGCGTTCCATACCGATGTCGAGGAGCGTAAAGCAGAAGAAGGTGGTTACTCAATAAGTGACGATGACCGCTATACACTCTATGAAATACACGCTGACATGTTTATGGAAGCGCTAGATGACGATCCTGACGAAATTGCCAAGCCATATGTCATCACAATCGAACGTGGTACTGGTGAAATTTTAGCCATCCGACGCAATTGGGACGAAGATGACGACCTCACAATGAAGCGTCAGCACTTTGTACATTACACATACGTACCGGGTTTTGGCTTCTATGGTATGGGTCTAATCCATATCATTGGCGGCTACGCACGCGCAGGCACGTCTATCATTCGCCAGTTGGTTGATGCTGGTACATTATCTAACCTACCGGGCGGTTTAAAGGCTCGCGGGTTACGTATTAAGGGTGATGATACGCCGATTGAGCCGGGTGAGTGGAAGGATGTCGATGTACCGTCTGGTGCGATCCGCGACAACATCATGCCGCTACCTTATAAAGAGCCAAGCCAAACATTACTTGCGCTACTGGATAAGATTACGACTGAAGGTCGCCGTCTAGGTGCTATTAGTGACATGGACATCTCAGATATGTCCGCTAATGCTCCAGTTGGCACAACACTTGCAATACTAGAGCGCACGCTCAAGCCAATGGCCGCAGTACAAGCACGTGTACACTACTCTATGAAGCAGGAGTTCAAACTACTCAAGTCTCTCATGGCTGAGCACGCCCCCGCCTCATATGAGTACCAACCTAATCGTGGCGAGCTGAACGCAAAACGTTCTGACTACGAGATGGTAGAGGTAATACCTGTAAGCGATCCTAACAACACAACCATGGCACAACGTGTTGTCCAGTATCAGACAGTCCTCCAGATGTCGTCGCAAGCCCCACAGATATATGATTTACCCCAGTTACACCGTCAGATGATTGACGTGTTAGGTATTAAGAACGCGGAGAAGTTAGTACCTACATCGGAAGATGCAGAGCCTACAGACCCAATCAGTGAAAACATGGGCTTCTTAACTGGAAAGCCTGTCCAAGCGTTTATATACCAAGATCATCAAGCTCACATTGACGCCCACAAGTCGTTTATGGAAGACCCGATGATTGCTCAAATGATTGGCCAAAACCCACAAGCCAAGCAGATCATGGGCGCTATCCAAGCCCACATCGCAGAGCATACAGCCTTCTTATATAGACAGCAGATGGAAGAGAAGTTGGGCTTTACCTTAACGGCACCTAACAGCGAGCTACCAGAAGAAGTTGAAGTTAACCTGTCTCGCCTAGTAGCGGACGCAGGTAAGCAGTTAACCGAAGGGCACAAGAACCAAGCCGCACAGAAGAAAGGCGAAGAACAAGCTAAAGACCCTGTGTTCCAGCTACAGCAACAAGAGCAGCAAACCAAGCAGCAAGAAGTGCAGCGTAAGATGCAGAAAGATCAGGCAGACGCACAAGCCAAACAAGCTGAAGCTCAACGTAAGACTATGAAAGATCAGACTGACGCACAACTCGCACAGAAGAAACTAGCGTTAGACGCCAAGTTAGCTGAGATGAAGATGCAGATAGAACAAGCTGAGTTGGAGTTAGACGAGCGCAAAGCGGGAGCTAAGATGTCCGCAGACCGTCGCCGCGACACCACTAAGCTAGATATGGACTTACTTAACATGAGAAACGCCAACAACAAACCCAAGGGTGACAAGTAATGGCTAAAACAGTATTTGACGTACTGCGCGACAAAGTTAACGAGGATAAAGAATCCTTGCAAGAATTTCTCTGTGGAGGCGGGGCTAATACCTACGCTGAATATAGAGAACTAACAGGTAAAACCCGAGGATACGATGCCTGTCTAAACCATATCGAAGACCTCGCTAAAAACTATTTGGAAGAAGATGATGACTGATTCAATCCTCGCCGTGCCCCCGCACATACGAAAGGAGCAGCAAGAAGCTACTTTTGAGGCGCAATTACCAAAACCTGTGGGCTATCGTGTGTTAGTAGCCTTACCTGAAGTGGAAACAGAGTACGAAGGTGGTCTTATCAAGACTGACTCTGTACTTAAACGTGAATACATTATGTCCATCATGGGCATTGTGCTAGATATGGGCGACCAAGCCTATACCGACAAAGAGCGATTCAGTGGGAAGCCGTGGTGTAAAGTCGGCGACTACGTAATGTTTCGTATGAACACCGGAACACGATTTACCGTATCTGGTAAAGAGTACCGCCTAATGAACGATGATTCTATTGAGGCCGTTATCGACGACCCTCGTGGTATCACGCACGCGTAAGAGGAAATAATCATGCCATTTGAAGAAGTGAAGTTTGAATTCCCTCACGAGAGTGAGGACAAAGAAACAGAAATCGAGGACTCGGGTTCCGTAGAAATCGACCTTAGTGGTAAGAAAACCGAGGACGACTATAAAAAGGAGCAAGAAGTCGAAATTGAAGAAGAAGATGATGATGATGATGACATTGAAATCATTGATGATACCCCTGAAGAAGATCAAGGGCGTGAGGCTTCTGAAGCACCAGAGGATGTAACTGAGCAAGAACTTGAAGGTTACTCTTCTAAGGTCAAGAAGCGTATAAACAAGATACAGAAAGGCTACCACGACGAGCGTCGAGCTAAGGAAGCGGCAGAACGCGAGCGCCAAGAAGCTGTTGAGTTCGCCAAGAAATTGGCTGACGAAAACAAAACTTTAAAAAGTGATGTGGATAAGAACCGTGAAGCTATGTTAGAACAGGCCAAGCGGAGCACTGCTGTCGAAGTTCTAACAGCTAAGAAAGCGTACAAAGCGGCTTATGACGCAGGCGATGCGGATAAGGTCCTAGAAGCGCAGGATAAGTTAACCACTGCGAAGATAAAGGCTGATAAGTTACAAAACTTTAAGCCCCAGCCTTTACAAGAGGATACTTCTAGTGTAACAATACCTGACAACGCCTCAGCACAAGACAACAAACGTGCTGAAGAATGGGTAGCTAAAAATCCTTGGTTTGAAACAGACCTAGAGATGAACAGCCTAGCAATGGGCATACACAACAAACTCATTGCTGAAGGTATGAGTACTGACAGTGATGAATACTACGAGAAGATTGATACTCGTATGCGACAAATCTTCCCCGACAAGTTCGAGGATGCACCGAAAAAGAAACGAGCTAATGTGGTTGCCCCCGCTACGCGGAGCACGGCCCCTAAAAAGGTCACTTTAACGCAAACACAAGTACGGCTTGCCAAACGTTTGGGACTGTCTAATGAGCAGTACGCCAAACAACTAGTTCAAGATATGAGGAATGTGTAACATGGCTGATAATAGAATCAAACGCGACCAAGAAACCCGTGAGAAAACTGCGGCACCTAGACAATGGGAAGCCCCAAGCATCTTACCTGAACCAACTCCAGAACCGGGGTATGCGTTCAAATGGGTTCGTATTAGTACGTTAGGCGCTACCGATGCCGGTAACATTAACTCAAAATTACGCGAAGGTTGGGTACCCGTACGCGCAGAAGACCACCCCGAGATCACAATGGTTGTTACTGAGAGCGATAAGTTCAAAGACAACATTGTTATTGGCGGTCTAATGCTATGCAAGATGCCTGATGAGATGTTACAGCAGCGTAGAGAATACTATGCTCAGGAAACTAAAAATCAGATGAATGCGGTGGATAACAACTTGATGCGTGAAAATGATCCACGAATGCCTATCTTTAACGATAGGAAAACGTCAGTCTCGTTTGGCAAAGGCTAAACAGACTTAACTTAATTTTTTAGAGGAATTCTAAAATGGCTTCTACAGCTACTCCATACGGGCTAGTTCCCGTAAAGAACGCTGACGGCTCACCATACTGTGGTGCGCGGGACGCATTTAAAATCAACCCTGCTGGCTACGCCGTGCAAATGGGCTATGGTTCTGTTGTTATCTTAAAAGACGGCTTTGTCCAATTGTCTGTTAAAACAGGCAGTGCAAACGATACTAACAACTTTGCTGCTGTTGCTAACGGCGGCGCTTTAGGTGTTTTTGTTGGTTGTGAATATGTTAATGCTCAAGGGCAGTTGGTTTTTGACCAGCGCTACCCTGCTGGCACTGTGGCTCCAACTGGGACTGATATTATTGCCTACGTTGTAGTTGATCCGGGCGTAACTTTCCAAGCACAAGCTGACGGAACTGTTGCACAGGCTTTCTTGGGGCGTAATACGTTCTTCCCATCCACTCCAGATACTGACGACGTAAGTACTACTACTGGTAAATCAACACTAGCTGTAGATGCTACAGCAGTAGATACAACTGCGGGCTTTAAGATTGTTGGTTTTAGCGATCGTGGTGAGTCAGAAGTTGGTGATGAATTCACTGACTTACTGGTTAAATTTAACGGCAATTTTCATGCCTTCGCTAACGGCGACGTTACGTCATAAGAGGATATTAAACAATGGCTATTTCAAGATCCCAGCTCCTCAAGGAGTTATTACCCGGCCTTAACGCTTTATTTGGTTTAGAATATGCCAAGTACGGTGAAGAGCATAAAGAAATCTTTGAAACAGAGACTTCTGACCGCTCGTTTGAGGAAGAAACTAAATTGTCTGGCTTCGGCGCAGCAGGCACAAAAGCTGAAGGCGCATCTATCGAATACGATACAGCGCAAGAAGCATTCACTGCACGCTACACGCACGAAACTGTTGCTATGGGTTTCGCAATCACTGAAGAAGCGATTGAAGATAACCTGTACGATTCTTTATCGGGTCGTTACACTAAAGCATTAGCTCGCGCTATGGCGTACACGAAGCAAGTTAAAGCTGCTTCTATTTTGAATAACGCGTTTGTATCTACTGTTACTTACGGTGATGGCGAGTCTCTAGTAGGCAATGCCCATAACTTAGTAAGTGGTGGTTCTAACTCAAACACTGGTGGTGACGTTGACCTTAACGAAACTTCACTTGAGAATGCAGTTATTCAGATTGGTAAGTGGACTGACGAGCGTGGCTTAAAAATCGCTGCACGTCCTAAGAAACTCATTATCCCATCTGACTTGCAATTCGTTGCAACTCGTTTGTTGGAGACTGAGGGTCGAGTGGGTACTGCTGATAACGACGTCAATGCTATCGTTAGCAATGGTGTGGTTCCCGGCGGATACGCAGTTAACCATTACTTAACTGACACAGGGAACTGGTTTCTAACCACTGACATCCCTAATGGCTTAAAGCACTTTACTCGTTCAAAAATGTCTACGTCTATGGACGCGGATTTTGACACTGGTAACAGTCGTTATAAAGCTCGTGAGCGTTACTCTTTTGGTGTTTCTGACCCATTAGCCATCTTTGGCTGTGGTGCTTAATCGACCAAGTAAAGTAAGACTGAGAGGGAGCCTTGCGCTCCCTTTCTTTTTGGTATACATTAAAGATTCTAATCCCTGACTACCCGTAATACCGCAGGTAGACACTAGCCACGACAGGAGATTCTCATGGCGAATACAACTTTTAACGGCCCAGTCCGCTCGGAAAATGGGTTTACTAGCATTACAAAAGATAGCACTACTGGCGCTATCACTATCCGACCACAAAAACCTTCTTTAGCAGGGCAAACAGTTACTGCTAAAGCTACTTCTGGTACTGTAACTTATGTAGCTGGCCTTAATGTAAACCCATTTACTGGGGCGGCGGCGCAGGTTACTACGCTTCCAGCGGCTACTCTAGGTACTATTTGTGTACACGTGCAGAGTGTAGACACTACCGGCGGTACTAACACGTTACGTTTTGATTGTGCTGGTACTGATACGTTTGAAGCAGGGCAAGTAATTGAAAGCCGAGCAACTAATGCAGTGACTTTCGATACTTCTGTTGTCACAGACACTAAAATTACGTTCACCCCAGCATCTGCTGCTACTAACCTGCTAAGTATTGGTTCTTACATCTATTTTGTCTGCTATGCAGAAGGCAAATGGACTGTAACTATGGACTTACAACACTTAGGTACAGGTAAAACTGGCACAATGGCGTTTAGCTAATAACTCGGGAGTATAGATTATGGCTAATCCAACGATTACAACAACGCTAGCCGATACTGCTCGTAAGTTAGTTCTTAAACATACGCAGACATTTAACGATACGGGTTCGCAAAGTGATACTTTGGTTGATATTAGCACTAAGGACTACACAGCCGTTGCTGTTGAACGCGTGTGGCTATCTGCGTCGCACGATGCCCAGTGCAGGCTACAATGGGACGCTGATGTAGACGTATTAATCGCCGCAGGCGTCTTGGACAGCCAGAACTACTGCTTTGATTTTACTCTAGGTGGTTGGGGCGGCGTAACCCAAGAAGGCGCTAATCCAACGGGTGATCTAATTGTGCAGTCGGCTAGCATGGGTACCACTGGTGAGCAGACAACTATTATAGTTGAGATGCGGAAGATATTCTAATGCGCGCTTACTACAAGAAAGGCGGTAAGGTCAAAGGCTCTATGAAGGGCCACACCATAGGCGGCGGGCAGAAACGCCCTACCAAATCTGGTGCTGGCATGACCGCCAAAGGTGTAGCTAAGTATCGTCGGGATAACCCCGGTAGTAAGTTAAAGACAGCAGTAACTGAAGACAAACCAACTGGCAAGCGCGCATCACGTCGAAAGTCGTACTGTGCGCGTTCTGCTGGACAAATGAAACAGTTTCCGAAGGCGGCTAAAGACCCTAATTCAAGGCTTCGCCAAGCTCGCAAACGCTGGAAATGTTAGGTATACCCTATGAAGATGACCGCTAAAGACCGCGCTAAGGCAAAAAAAGTAAACGTAGCCAACGCAAACGCTAGCCTAGGCAACGAAGACCCTAAACGCAAAGAAACTAAACGTAAGCAAGATTTAGACATGGGTACTGATCCTAAGACAGGAAAGATGGTAGACATGAAAAAATCTGACTACAAAAAAGGTGGTAAAGTGAAAACTAAAAAATATATGGCTGGCGGAATGGCTGGCGCTGCTCCTCCTATGGGCAAATCACTTGGTGGTGCTCCACCTATCATGCCCGGTGCTGGCGGCCCTGCTCCTATGGAGTCGGAAGAAGAGCGTAAAAAACGTATGATGCGTGCCGCTGGTGGCGGTGGTGCTCCTTCCGCTATGCCCGGTATGGGCGGTGGTGCTCCTGCTATGCCCCCTAAAATGCCTGCTATGAAGAAAGGCGGTAAGGTCAAGACGTACAAAAAAGGCGGTAAAGTTCGCGGTGCGGGCATTGCTAAACAAGGCGTACGTAAGTGTAAGATGAGGTAGTCATGCCAAGAAGAGACATAAAGAAAACAATAGAGAAAAGTAAGGCTTCTAAAGAGAAGTTTAAGGCCCGACGAAAGGAACGTATCGCCGAAGGTAAATCAGTTATCGGTGGTGGGTTAGACGGTAATAAGGATACTTACGGGTATATCTTTAATCGTCCGCCTAAGAAAAAGAAAGCTGAAGCTAAAGCTAAAGCCCCCGCTAAGAAAAAAGTCACTACTAAGACTAATGTTAGCGAAGGCACAGCCAAAGTTGGTGGCACTAAGAAGAAGCCTAACTTTACAGCTATGGCTAATCCTACTAAGGGCAAGAACCCTAAAGGTTTAAGTTCTGCGGATTTAGAAGCGTCGCTACCAAAAGGCTCAAATGCTGTAACTAGAGCAAAGGACACTGTAGGTTCCAAAGCGAATAGGTCTGCTGACAATACTGTAGCAACCGAAGTTGGCGCAGGTAAAGCTGCCCAGCGTAAGTCTAACGCAGCAGCTAACGCCGATTTTTTCAGTCCAAGCAATGTTGGTAAGAAAAAACAAGGTTCGGCTGACCGACTAGCAGCGGCTAAAACCCGTGCAGACGCAATGCAGTCAGACTCAGGTTCGAGTGCGGGTATTTCTGGCCAAGAAGGTATGAATGCTGGCGCTAGACGTAGGAAAAACCGCGAAGCCCCAGCGTTTAAGCATGGTGGTAAAGTTCGTGGTGCAGGTATTGCTAAGCAAGGCGTCCGTAAGTGTAAGATGCGCTAACCATGAGTGCTAAAGAGACGTATGAACGCCTTAAAGATAAAGATGCTTTCGGGTATCATATTTCTACTGGTAAGAACCTAACAAAAAGGGAAGCAAACGAAGTTGGGTTTACGGAAGAACAACGCGCAAGTTTTAATGCAGCGTTAGCGTACGGGCGTAAGCAGGGTGGAGAGGGTTCTCTTTCCGAAGACTTACAAGATGGACTTAGTAAACGTGGTTTTGGGTCTAAAAAAACGCAAGAAGGCGACAGTAAAGTGGTAACTGTTAAGGATAAAAAACCTAAATTCAAAAAAGGCGGTAAAGTTCGCGGTGTGGGCAAGGCCAAGAAAGGCGTCCGTAAGTGTAAAATGAGGTAGTGATGCGCAGATACTATAAGTCTGGTGGTAAAATATGTTCTAAGGGTAAGTCGTGGGCGAAACGTACCTTCGATACTTACCCTAGCGCATATGCTAATATGGCAGCTTCTAAGTATTGCAAAGACCCTAATTACGCTAAAGGTTCTAAAGGTAAGAAGAAATAATGGGCGATCTAAAGAAATGGGTTGACCAAGACTGGGTTCGTGTCGGTACTGATGGTAAGGTCAAAGGTAAGTGTGGCACATCAAAAGACAAGAAAAACCCAGACCGTTGCTTACCGCGCAACAAAGCGAACTCGCTAACTAAAGGCCAACGTGCAGCCACTGCTAAGAAAAAGAAGCGGGAAGGCGCAAAGGGCAAAACGGTAGTTAAGAACACTAAACCCGCGACAGTAAAGTTTGGGGGCGGTGGCTTAGCTCGTAAACGACGACACAAATGCGGATGTGGAACTAAATAATGACTACTTCAGGCACTACAGGATTTAATCCGCAATTTACAGAGATAGCGGAGGAGGCGTGGGAACGCGCTGGGCGCGAGATGCGCACGGGTTACGACCTACGTACGGCTAGACGTTCCATGAACATGCTTACCATTGAGTGGGCTAATCGTGGGATTAACTTGTGGACGATAGATGAAGGTTATATTGACCTTACAAAAGACGATGCTACGTATAGTCTACCCGCTGACACGATAGACGTATGTGAGATGAACATACGTACAAACGCGGGCGATGCGTCATCACAGTCTGACCTGTCGTTAAACAGAATCAGTTTACCTACGTACGCAGCTATACCCAACAAACTATCTACAGGTAGACCACTACAAGCATTAGTCCATAGACTAGGACAAGCGGGTACTTACCAAAGTGGTTCTCTTTCTAACAACACTACTACTCTAGGCACAAACGTACAGTTCTTGACCGTATGGCCAGTGCCGGACAAAAGCAGTACTTATCAAATATATTACTACCGTATGCGCCGTATACAAGACGCGGGTACGGGAGCGCAGACAGCAGATATGCCATTCAGGTTCCTCCCGTGCGCGGTAGCAGGACTGGCGTACTATATAGCTATGAAAGTGCCCGAGCTTATGCCTCGTGTACAGATGCTAAAACAAGAATATGAAGATCAATTTAGGTTAGCTTCGGAAGAAGACCGTGAAAAAACAGCCGCTAGGTTCGTACCTAGTAACTACAGGTGCTAACTTATGGGAAACAAATTTGCTTCCTCCAAACGAGCTATCGCTATATGCGACCGTTGCGGGTTTCAGTACAGGCTTAAAAAGCTAAAAGCTCTTGTCATTAAGAGTAAGAACACACATTTAATGGTATGCCCCTCTTGTTGGGAGCCGGATCACCCACAGAATAAGCTAGGTGAGGTTATAGTAAACGACCCACAGGCGCTACGTAACCCACGCCCAGACAACGCCACGGCTGCGAGTAGAGTTACACAGTACGGCTTTAGACCTGTAGGTGGGGGCAACAACATAGACATACCCAATACATTAGTAGGTAATGCCAAGATAGGCACAGTAACGGTGACAACATGAGTATGACATTACAGCAGGTGAGGGATAACATCGCTGATATTACTGAGAACACGTTTACGGATACTCAGCTAGATTTGTTTATATCCAAAGCAGAGCAAGCTATATACACGGCTATTGACCTACCTTCTGGCACGTTTACAGATAGTTCAGCTAGCCTATCCGTAGGTAACCCACTAGAAGAAGTGCCTAGCGGATACTTAAGTACTGTTAGCCTTGCTACAAAAGATGCTAACAACGTTATTACGTACCTGATAGAGAAAGACAATAGTTTCTTATTAGAGGCATACCCCGACCAAGATACTACAGGCGACCCTGTATACTACGCGCAGTACGGTGAAAATACTTATGGTGGCGCAGCCAATACACTATTTCTTGCCGTAGCGCCTACCCCGAGTAACGCCCTATCTCTAATACACACCTATAAAGCCTACCCAGCGTCCCTTACAGCGGGTGCTACTAGCGGTACTACGTGGTTGTCTAGCAATTTTGACAGCGTTCTACTTAACGGTGCGCTAGTGGAAGCGGGCGTATTTATGAAAGCGGAGCAAGACATACAAGCTATGTACGATAAGCAGTACATGACGTCATTAAAGCTGCTTGATCTATATCGAGGTAAAGTTAACAAAGATGCGTATCGCGTTGCATCTGCACCCGCGCCGGTAGGAGCAGCGTAAGATGGCTATTACACAAATAATGACCACATCAGCTAAGTTAGCCCTTCTTAAAGGTGACTTAGACTTTGATTCAGTTACTTTAAAGATAGCTTTATACACTAGCGCCGCTGATTTAGGTGCCGCCACTACAGCGTACACCGCTACAGGCGAAGCCTCGGGCACAGGGTACGACGCTACAGGTAAGGTAGTAACTAAAGGTACCCCCACTTCAAGTGGCACTACAGCCTACGTAGACCTAACAGACGTAGAGTGGGCTAGTTCCTCTATAACCGCAAACGGGGCGTTACTATACGTGGACGGCGGTATAGCTGTAGCTGTGTTAAACTTCGGCTCAGACAAAACATCATCTAACAGCACGTTTGCGGTTAATTTCCCTGCCGCGAGCGCGACTACAGCAATAATTAGGATTGAATAATGGCACATACAACTAAGCTAGGTCTTGTAAAACCAGCAGCAGGTGACGCGTCCGGTACTTGGGGTGACCTTATAAATACCCAATTAACCGACATGTTAGAAGAAGCTATTGCGGGCTATGTAAGTATTGCTATAACCGGCGATACTACTCTAACTACCAATACAACGGGTACTTCCTGCCAGTCAAGACATGCGATAATCAGACTAACTTCTGGTACTTTAGGGTCTAACTCTAACATAATCGTTCCTGACCTAGCCAAGATGTGGGTCATTAACAACGCTACTACCGGCGGACAGACGGTAACTGTAAAGACCGCTAATGACGCAGGGGTAGTTGTACCTAACGGCAAAACCGCTATCCTGTATTGTGACGGCGCAGATGTTAAAGAAGCAGGTACTAGCACCGCAGGTAACGCCACAATGGGCGGCACACTAGATGTTACTGGTGCAGTAACCATGGCTAGTACATTAGGTGTTACTGGAAATGTAGCAGTAAATACAAACAAGTTTACCGTAGCTGGTTCAGATGGCAACACAGCCATAGCGGGCACGTTAGCTGTTACAGGTGTTACAACTGCTACTGGTGGGATTACAGGATCACCTACGGTAAGTGTATCTGCTAGTGGTAACAAAGATGCCACGGCAATGACAGCACTTGTCGGGCAAAGAATTATATCCACAGCTAGTGGAGACACTACGTACACTCTACCTGACGCAGCTACAGTGGCCATCCCTGTTGGCTCTACTTGGGTTATTGTTAACGCCCATGCAACGGCTGATATTACTATCGAATCCGGCGGTACTGACGATGTTATAGCCCTGTGTTCAGGTGCAGCTTACACTCCGGGTGACGCGAGCACTGACAGAACCATTGTACAGGGTGGCGTAGCCGAGATCGTATGTGTAGCAGCTAACCTATACGTCATCTTTGGTGGAGGCGTTAGTTAATGTCTTCTGGCGCTATAATGATGGTGGGTGGCGCATCGAGTGGGCCTAATGTCTCCACTATGACTGTGGGTGTTACTAACGCAAAATCGGGTTTCTACTATGGGTTTGCTAGAGTGCCATTTCAGGTGTTATCTGATGAATCGCTTGAGGCAGCTCAGTTCTTAGGTAGCCTATCCCCCAACCACGTGACAGTTGACGGCGCTAACTACACTGTACACACCCTCCGCACACAGAACCTCGATCCTTCATTTATATTCGCCGTGGCCGACCCAGACGAAAATCTATCAGCCACATCAATAACGTCTGTAGCAACACCTTTAGGCAGTGTTAATATGAGCGCCCTTACCTTCCAAAAAGTGGTATTCGGCACCGTTAACTATGCGCAATGGTCAGGTAATGCCGTAGGCGCAGTATCATTATTTGGCGGCACAGACGGCGCTTCCCTGACGGTGACGTTCAATGTTTAGCACTACAATAGTTAACGCAGTTGACCTAGTGAAGTTAGAGCAGCTATACGCCGAAAACAAAGACGTTATAGATACCAATACAAAGTCAGACTTTGGCACTATAAAGCGTATGTTCGTACACGCGTGCGAAAATAAACTTACCGCAGAGATAACTAAAGACGGCGAAGTTGTGGGCTACACAACAGGTATAGTTAAGAACCGAGCGTACCACTGCACAAACGTGATAGTGGGCGACAACAAAGCATTTATACTGTCTGGTGATTCCTTTTGTAAGGTATTACGGGACTTAGACATTACAGCCATAAAAGGGCATGTAAAAACAAACACTCCAATGTATGATTTCTTACTTGCGAGTTTTGGCAGAGAAGATTTATTTAACGCCGAAGTGGGCCTTCCTATCGAAGGGCATGACGGTATTATCGTAACTTTAAACATATTGTAGAGGTAGTAATGGCAACGCAGAAGGAAATGCTGGCAGAAGCAGTAGCAGGTATTGAAAAACACGAAGCAGAGTGTAATTTAAAATACGCGTATATTAAGGAAGAACTTGCTTCTGGGTCTAAGAAGTTTGTACGTTTAGAGAATATGATTTGGGGGCTGTATGCGGTTGTTATTACTGGCGGCATTAGTATTATTACCAAGCTCGTCTAACGCCCAAGAAGCCCAAGATGCTAGCGTTGGGGACTTTGGCTCTAACAACCAGCAATCTGCTGAAACAATAGACAATCGAACAACGACAACAGTCACTCAAGAGGGTACGCCGGTCAATACCGCTGTTGCCCCGAGTGGCCCAAGCTACAACCAAGACGTATGTGTGTTTTCTGGTAGTGCTGGTGTTCAAACACAGATGTTTGGTATAGCTATTGGTAGCCCAATAAAAGACGAGAATTGTGAGCGATTAAAGCTGTCTAAGCAGCTACAAGCTCTAGGTCTAAAGGTTGCTGCCGTTAGCGTTATGTGCCAAGATCATAGGGTGTGGTGGGCTTTATTTGAATCTGGGACTCCGTGTCCTACTAACCAAGGATTAATTGGAAATGATGCGTACACGTTTTATAAACATCGCCCTGATAGGGTTCCTGATCAGCCTCTCATCTACCGTGAGAAGTCAAACAGACCTCCAAAACCATACAGCCGTCATAGATAGCCTTATAGGGCCGGAGGCAAACAATTTTATTTCGCAAATGGCCGCTAACATGGTTAGTGGTAACACTACTATTGTTGACCCTGACACTGGGCACGAGTACCACGTCACACAGGGTCAACTGGACGCATTCAATGCTGCCTATGCTACTGCCCTTGCCGAATCCACTCAAGAGCACCTCACTGGTTTGCTGATACAAGACCAAATACTTGCACAGCAGGTAGAGTTCGACCATAAGAAAAATACGATGGTAGACGAAGCGCGAGAGATGGCCGCTGTTACCGCTATTGCAGCAGAGATTGAAGTTGCCGACGAGTCAACTAAGATCGGAATGGAGAAGTACGCTACTGATAACGACCTACGCGAAATCAAGCAAGAAACGCGAGATGCTTACGCTGCAAGCATAGAAGGTATGGTAGTAGCATCACGAACGAAGAATATGCTTGAACAGTACGAAGGTGCGATAATTGAAGCGACTACGTTTAGCACACAGGCATCCGGTACTGTCCAAGCATTTTATGATACTGCTGCGGTAAGTATTGACGACCTATACGTAAACCAACTCAACTTAGCTTGGAATGGTATAACTGTAGGCGTAGAGAATGAATTTTGGACAGATAATCTAAACATAGAGCAGGGGTACTTTCCTGACCCCGGACTTGAGGTATTTCCATAATGAACGCAGAACAGATAAGCACGTGGATAGGCATAGCAGGCGCTTTAGGTGGTGTAGCTATGACTTTTGCTACAATGGAAGAGAAGGTGGCTCAACTAGAAGGTTCTATGTCAGAACTGTATAATGTTGAGGAAATCCGCGTTATGGAACGTAGATTGACTACTTTAGAAGTTACACAGTCTAATAGCGATGTTGGACGTATTTCAGCAACTATAGCGACCTTAGAGGGGCAAATTAAAAATGCTAACCAAACTATTGAACGACTTGAAGGCAGTATTAGCGGGCTTCAAAGCCAAGATACAAGCAAAATCGAAAGCGGCGTTAGCGTTAATAAAAGCCGAATTAGCAATCTTCAAAGCACGATTGAAAGGCTTGAAGGGCAAATTACGCGCCTTGGTTCGAGACTAAACGCACTAAAAAGCAACAGTAATCCACTGGGGTAGGTGTCATGCGTAAACGTACATCAGGGCTAACCAAGCGACAAAAAACAACGCTAGAAAAGCATAAAGAACACCATACAGCGAAGCATATGGCTTTTATGCGTAAAGAAATGAAGAACGGCAAAAGTTTTTCTGCTGCACATAAATCAGCCATGCAAAAAGTAGGTAAGTAGAATGAATTTTAAAGCTATAAAAGGCTTAATTGGGGCGGTTGCCCCTACACTTGGTACGGCACTAGCTGGCCCTCTTGGGGGCACTGCGGCGTCTGCAATTGCATCTGTATTAGGTTGTAAGTCAGACGCTAAGTCTATCGAGACGGCGATGCAATCCGCCACACCTGAGCAGCTTGTTGAGATTAAAAAGGCCGAGTTAGACTTCGAGAAGAAGATGGCAGAGTTAGAAGTCGATGTATTTGCTTTGGAGGCTCAAGATGTCAAAGATGCGAGACAGGCACACAAAGGTGATTGGACGCCGAGAGTCGTTGCTCTTGTCGCTCTGGTGGGGTTTGTTGGGTATATTTTTCTTGTTACTATCCAGCCACCTGATGCTAATAGCGACACTATAGTGAGCCTAATCCTAGGCTACATGGGTGGTGTAGTATCCGCCATAACTTCTTTTTACTTCGGTGCGAGTCACAAACCAGATGAGTAATTTTAAATACTTTAAGATCGAAGAGTTCGATTGCCAAGAGACTGGCGAGAATGACATGCAGGATGAATTTATTCATGCGCTAGATTCGTTACGCGAAGCGTGTGGGTTTTCGTTTACGATTACCTCTGGGTACAGAAGCCCTAAGCATTCCATTGAGGCTAAGAAAGCCGCACCGGGGATGCACAGTAAAGGCATTGCCGCAGATATACGTGTTAGCGGTGGGGCGCAAAGATTCTTGTTAGCTAAAAAAGCGTTCGAGTTAGGGTTTAGTGGTATTGGCATCGCTAAGACTTTTGTTCACGTAGACATACGCAGGACTGAACCTGTGATGTGGTCTTACTAAGAGGTAGCAATGCCATTAAGCAAGTTAGAACTAAAACCCGGTGTAAACAAAGAAGGTACACGCTACAGCACTGAAGGTGGCTGGCACGACTCCGACAAAGTACGGTTCCGTAAAGGCTTGCCGGAAAAGATCGGTGGGTGGGTGCGCCTATCTAATAACGTGTTTAACGGCATCTCTCGCTCTATACGTAGCTGGCGTACTCTAGCTAGTAAGCTGTATGTAGGTGTTGGTACGAACACTAAGTTCTATGTAGAGTCTGGTGGCGAGTACAATGACGTTACTCCACTTGACCAAGCCTCTGCGACAGTAAAAACCGCCATAAGCGCAGCCAATACGGTACTTATTGAAAATTTAGTAGGTGATATTCGTACAGGTATGACTGTTACTGGTACAGATACAGACAGTAACTCATTTACACAGATCGTAACAGCGGCCTCAACAACACAAATAACGTTCGCGGGCACTGCCGAAACCCTTGCGGTAGGGGCTATATTACACTTCAAAGCAGTTATTACGTACTCTAACAAGGCTATTAGCTACAATGCTAGTAATTTACTACGTATTGTGGACACTAATCGCGGGTATACAAACAATGATTTTGTGACGTTTTCAGGTAAATCTGGTGACTTTAATGGGCTTGTAGAGGCCAACATAAACAAAGAATACCAAATATCCTACAACGCGTCCCAACAAGTCTCTACCACAATAGATGTATCTGTTAGTGCCAGCCAAACTGTAACCATTGATGCACCCACAGATGGCACAATAGCTATTGGGATGACCATCACAGGCAACAACACAGATACATCGGCGTTCAGTGAGGTAGTGACTGCGGTAGCTGACCAAACATCAATAACTATCGCCAACGCAATTACCATAGCTGATGGGCAGCCAGTAGCGTTTTCTTTTGCCGATACATATACAGTATCAATAGTGGATTCTAGCGGAGCAGCGGATAACGCTACCAGCTCGTCTACTTCATTTGGTGGTGGGGCTTTAGTGGCTACGTTCCAAACCAATTCAGGTGATGAGGTGCAAACCGCACAAGAAGGCTGGGGTGGAGGTATATGGAGCGGCGGCGCATGGGGGACGGGGCTTACCACCGAATCTAACATACGTTTATGGAGCCAAGCTAATTTTGGCGAAGACCTCATTATGAACTATAGAGGTGGGCCACTATTCTATTGGGATGGTGACGGCAGTCTATCCACACGTGCTACTTTGCTATCAAGTAGAGCTAACTCACTTAGTGTACCCGCTAAGGCTAACAGGGTACTGGTATCAGACATTAGTCGGTTTGTGTTTTGTTTAGGCTCGACAGCATATTTAGACACAACGAATACTATAGACCCGTTACTAGTACGTTGGTCAGACCAAGAAGACGCTGGTGACTGGGCACCTACTACTACAAACGTAGCGGGTAGTATAAAACTATCAAGAGGTGGTGAGATTATAACGGGTGTACAAGCCCGCCAAGAGATACTTGTCTGGACAGATGCAGCTCTATACTCCCTACAACTACTCGGTTTAGAGGGTTGGGGCGCGCAGTTAGTAGGTGAAAACGTGTCTATATGCGGCCCTAATGCCGTTGCTTACGCTAATGGTATAGCGTTTTGGATGGGTAAAGATAAGTTCTACACTTACGACGGCAACGTAAAACCCCTACCTTCTACTCTACACAGGCACGTATTCGATAACTTTGAGATTAGTCAGTCCCAGCAAGTCGTATCGGGAACTAACGAGGGGTTTAACGAGGTTTGGTGGTTCTACCCTAGCGCAGAGTCTACAACCAATGATCTATATGTGGTGTATAACTACTTAGAAAACATATGGTATCACGGCACTATGGCGCGTACTGCGTGGGAGAACTCGGGTATTCGTAGCTACCCGCTAGCTGCTACATACACTAAAAACCTAGTAGACCACGAACTTGGGGTAGATGATAGCGAGACAACTACTACGTTACCTATAACTGCTTCTATTACGTCTTCTGAATTTGATTTGCAAGACGGACACCAATTTGCGTTTGTATGGCGTATGTTGCCGGATATTACGTTTCAAGGGTCTACACAAGGCTCTCCTAGCGTAGATATGACGTTAAACCCGTTAGATAGCTCAGGTTCTGGGTACAACACCCCAACGTCAGAAGGTGGCAGTAACACAGGCACAGTAGTGCAGGGGACTACAATTACTGTAGAACCTTACACCACACACATAAACACGCGCTTGCGTGGCCGACAAATGTCGTTAAAAGTCGAGTCTACGGACTTAGGAGTTAAGTGGCAGCTCGGGTACCCCCGTATTGATATGCGCCCAGACGGGAGACGATAATGGCTAATAACGTCAAGTTTAAAGCGCCTGCACTGCCGATACCGCCGACACAGTACAACCAAAGCCTATTCCAACGGACGTTTAGCGTCCTACGCTTATACTTTAACCAGTTGGACGAGCACCTGCGCCAAGACCTAGGCGACACTACTATCAATGGTGACCTTACTGTTACAGGTGGGGTTACTGCTACTACGTTGACAGGCACACTACAAACAGCCGCCCAGACTAACATTACGTCTGTGGGCGCATTAGATGGCGGGTCAATAACCTCTAACTTCGGCAACATAGACATAGGTAGTAGTAATCTAACGGCTGGTTACTTTACTATGGGTAGTTCCTCTACGTTCGCCCCCAACAACGTCATTAATGGCGGCCTTACAATAAACAACTTTAATTCCAATGATAACTTAGAGCTTGTAGACACTAACTCTAGTAATACTGATTCTGATCCTCGTGTATCGTTCTATAGAAACTCGTCTAGTCCTGCCGATAACGACCACGCAGGCCGAATAGAGTTCTACGCTAACAATGATGCAGCTCAAAAAACCAGTACGGCGGGTATCCTAAACAAAATTTTAGATGTTACTGACGGCACCGAAGACGGTGAGTTATCCTTTAGTGTTATGCAAGCTGGTACACCTAACACCCTACTTACACTAGACCCTGATGGCGTTACTGCTACTGGCGCTACTACAGTTAATGGCGCGTTTACTGCCAATAATCAATACTCGCAGTTTACCTCTTCAGCTATTAGTGCCTATAAACACGGCCCTATTGTTGAGTTGTTCGCTAACTCAACTGACGCGACAACTTCTGGTGGTGCATTTGTTTTTACTGGGTTAAACGAAGACGATAGAAAAGTATCTTACGGGTCATTTTATGTTAACAGGAGTAATAAATCAGATGATGGTGAGCACAAAGGCTCTTTAGTATTTACCGTAGCTGACGGTAGCGGGGCAGTTGACCCTTTTACTGATTACACTAATGATAGTTTTGCTACTGGCCACTCAATAGCGTTAAACATTAATGCAGACTACTTTATAACCACTGGGTACTTACGCTCAGATACTGGGGAGTTAAAGTTAGGCGCTAACAACGCAATAAAAGCAAGCGCATTAAACGGCAACGCCCTTCAGACCTCTTATGACCTGCATATGCCTGAAAGTTACAGGGCTAAAGTTATACAGATAGGCGGCATAGGCCCGCTTGATGCCTTTATTACTGGAAACCAATCCGTAGCTCAGATGATACAATACCGAGGCCAGAACATGGTTATAGCGGCTGGCGGAGCACTTGAATTTGAATTACCCGCCTGTGCAGCATCTTCAGATATTAGTACAACTACTTGCAATATAGGCGACATTTTTCAGATAAGTAACGCTGCTGGAGGCGCTTTAACTATAGACAGAGATGGTAGTGGTACAGCCCAAACGATATACTATTTTCCTAGTTTAACGCTAACTGCGTTTACTAATAACCCTACGTTAGCTGTTGGTGGTACTATGATGCTACAAGCAGTAGCAGCTAATGTCTGGATGGTATTTAACGACTCAGGATTATCAGATGCCTAGCATAGAAGAATTACTAGCTAGTGGCGATGTTGCTGCCGCTTTAGCCGCTGCCGCAGAAACTTATGTAGGTAAGATGCGAAGAATAAGAAAGGACTTGTTGCAAGAAAGCGACATAACCCAACTGGCTGATGCACCTCTTACAGACGCTAAGAAAGCAGAGTGGGTTACTTATAGACAGGCTCTACGCGACATGCCGGTAACTAACGCATCGGCAACCACATACGAAGAAATTATTTGGCCTGAAAAACCTTAACTAGGAGCACAGCATGGAACTTGTAGACGGTAAAAAGAATCAGTTAGTACCCCCGGAAATACTTATGGGTGCGGTAGACAACTTAGGGCTTGGTAATGATTTTTCCATGCTTGCTTTGGGGACACTTCAAACTAGTAACGACGCTACACCTGTACAAGTAAATAACACTATGTTTACTTATTTAAGTGGTGAAAAAGACAAACAAAAAGAAATAGTCGTTTATGTACATAATATGGATATACAAGCCAATTTTCACGGTAACATATTAAAGTTCTTAACAGTTGTACAAAAACGCGGGGTAACCGGAGTGTATTTGATATGTAGAAATCCAGACTTTTTAGGTGCGTTTTTAAAAATATTACCTGTACTAAAGAAGTATAAAGTGCGTGCAGGGATAGGAGAGAAAAAAAGTAGGCAGACCTACTTGGCGCGAGTTACGTTCGACAACAAAATAATAGGGGCTAAAGTGTGAGTATAACGGTTAGAAAAGCGCGTTTATCAGATGTAGAGCCTTTTGTTGAGCTAGGTAAGATTATGCACGAGGAGACGGCATTCGCAGGTATAGAATGGAACCCAGTAAAAGTACGTGATTTTGGCATATTAGCCACACAGAACAGTTCTTTTTGTGTGTACGTAGCTGAGGATAATGGCATACCCGTAGGTATGGTCATTGCTGAAGTAGTACCTTACTTTTTTAGTGATGAGTTACGCGTGTGCGACCATTTATGGTACGTTGCCAAAGAGTATCGTGGTGGCCCTGTGGCAGTAAAACTAATAGACAAACTAATTGAGTTTGCTAAAAGTAAAGGGGTATCGGAAATATACTCTGGGGTGTCTACAAGTTTAGATGCAGAAAAAACTGGCGCGCTACTCGAAAATATAGGTTATAAACACTTAGGTGGTTTATACAAATACAAGGTACAGGACTAGATTATGTGCGGTGGTTGGGTCGGCAAGGTAACAGGATTAGATAATATTTACGAAGCAGTCTGGGATGACTTTTTTGGTATAGTGCCCGGAAAAGGTGGTCTTGTAGGCGATTTTATAGAAGACACTAATGATTTCTTGTTTCATGGTGGGCTTGAAGAAGACCTAAGAGACGTTGCGTCGTGGATAGACGACGAAATAATAAACCCAGTCTATGAATTTCAGAAAGGTATATTTCAAGGTATAGCCGACGCCTACAAAGCCAACCCCGCGAAGTTTATATTCGACGTTCTTGCGACTATAATTACTGGTGGTGCGTACCTAAAAGTTAAGCCTTTTACAGATGCCGCTATAGCATATCACGCGACTGGAGATCTTGAGGAAGCGGTAAAGGTTGGGGTGACAACCTACGTATCAACCTATATTGGCGGTAAAGTAGGGGGAAACCTTGGCAGCGCAGCGGGGGAATACATAGGTACCACTACTGGTAGCGCGGGGCTGCAAGCCCTAACAGAAGCGATGGTTACTGAGGGTGTTGGGCAGGGCACAGTTACTTTTGCTACTGGCGGGAACTTTGGCGAGGGTTTTCTCCAAGGTGCGTTTACTGCTGGTGCTACGGTTGCCGTCTCTAAAGTCATGGGGTTTATAGAAGAAAAAGGCGGGTTTAATTTCCAAGAACAATCGTTTAATGCCGATGGCAGTCCCACACAGAACGTTGTTGAATCAGTAAACGCCGCTGGAGAGACTGTCTTTAGCCTAGAGAATGTAAGCCAACTAAAAACAATACCACAAGTAGCACAAGATTTAATAGCGGTATCTGTAGGCGCTGAGTTAGCGGGGCAGGAAATAACACCTGAGCTGTTAGCGAGCACCGCCACACAATCTCTACTAACCGCTAAGGTAGTATCTAAGACACTTAACAAAATCCCCGGTATTGATTGGGGCAGTGACTTAGGGGTAGCTGCTACAGAAATACTAATACCCGCTGTACATAGATCCGTTGCAAACATGCTAGTTAACGGTGTTAACGAAGAATCTGGGATGGCTACTGTTGAATATGTAATGGCTTCTATGGATGAGTACGGACAAAAAGGTGGTATTTCAGCACTTGTAGACTTTATTGGAAGTATTGATACAGTAAATTCCGCAGCTAACAAATTAAAATTAACCATAGATACCATGACTGGTAAGTACGATGACGTTAACAACCACCTAGCTCTCATGGCGGCAACTCAAGGTGAGTACGCCTCCGCGTATAACGATAGGGATGCTATATACAGAGAGTTTACGGAAAAGTTAGACGCCTTTAGACAAAAGGAAGCCGAGTTTACGGAAAAATACCCAGAGTACCTACAGGCCACTGAAACTTTTTTAAGCAGCCTTGGGCCACCCATATTAAACGAGGATGGGTCTATAAAAGGCTATAATCTGGCAGGTAAAACCTTTAAGAATCCTCAAGAGTTGTATGAATACACCGCAGAGCAGGGTGGGTTTACAGTAATACCGTACGAAGTAATACGCCGCCAAGAAGAAGAATTAGTCAGGCTAGGTTCAGACGTAAACGAGTTTAACCGCCGGTACCAACCAGAACTAGAAGCGTTAGACGCTGAGTTAGGTCAATTAGAACTTCGTATAAGATCAGAAAACACCACCCTAAATGACATACAGGAACTACTATTTTCTAGCCTAGACGACTTGGCTGTAGAGTCTGAACCATTGGTAGCCTTAACTAACGAGTTTATCGTTAGAAATATATCTCCAGATTTCGACGTTGAAGAGTACCGCGCATTAAACGGTTTAGCCCCTACTGAAGATGCGTTCGTTGATTTTATGCAGGTTGGGCTGCACACAGGCGCGTTTACTTCTGACATACAAGCGCAAGCCGCTAACGATAAAGCACTAGCTTTGTTTAGAGATCAGGTTATGCAGTCAGTGGGGGGTAAGAACGCGACTGTACAACATTTAATTAGTGAAGATGGGCAAGATACCACCAAACTCGATAGATTTAACGAGATTGTTGACGCCATTATAGAAGAAAACTTTATAGACGACCTTGGCAACGTAGACCCGTCTAAATTATTTACGTATACCTATATTGACGCGGACGGAAACCCAACAACTAGAAAGGAATCGGCTGGGTATACTGTAACCATACCGGACGTATACGCGGATGCTGTAGGTAGCGCAGCCGCCCAGTTCGACAACTACTTATCACGAGACTTTAATATACCCGATGCAGAAGTCCTTATTAATAACGGTACCTTACGTCCAGCGGACATAGAGCTTGCCGAAGGTGTAGATTGGGTAGATGTAATAACAGGCGGTGGCATAGGGTACAACCCAGTTACCGGACGTAAAGAGTACGTATCTAAGCTAACTAATGACGAAGGTAAAGACGTCACTATGTGGGACGTATTCTCTGGTAGACCAACTACTGTCGTTGAAGGGGGAGTAACCCTAGCAGAGCTACAAAGAGAAAACCCAGAAACTTTTTGGGGGTTCATGGGTAGTATAGGCACAAACTTAAAGAATGATTTTCTAGCGGACTTAGATGAGTCTGAAGTGGCGTTAGCCGATAGGAATGCGTACGTTGAAGCAAAAATTGACGCAACAATAGAAGGCAGTAAAAGGTTTGTTGGTACGTCAGCGTACACTTTTGGCAAGATTATTGAGTCGCACAAAGAAAAAAGCGCTGAAAATATAGCAGCGTTTAGGAACTACACCACCAGTGATCTCATCGAGGATATAAATAGTTTTTATGAGGCTAATATAGCTACAAGAGCCGAAGTCCCGTTAGATTTTGAAGATACACGTGGCGCTCAAGTATACGAAAACATTTCAGACGGCGTCGTTAACATGTTAGCGATTACAGACGGAGCGATAGCTAATATATCTCAATCCTTTAACGGTATGTTATACGTAGTAGCTGGCGGCCTTGACGCTTCTGGAATTGACCACGATATAGACAGTGCATATATAGAGAACACACGCCTAAACCAATGGGCCAAAGATGTTATGACCCTAGCTGAAGGCGCTAAAACAGAAGAGTGGAAAGCAAAAGCTAAAGAATTAAACGAATTGATGGCTGTTCGCGCCGAAGACGACCCTAGTACTCCCTATGTTAATGAGGCTGTGTGGGGCACTATGCAGATAATCGGAGGGGCATACGACGAACAACCCGCAGCGTTTTTAGGTGAAATACTATATAGCGAGCTTGTAGAAGAGTCAGTAACACTAGCTGCGGGCGGGCTAGGTGCAGTAGTTGGTAAGGCAGCAGCTAAAAAATACGCTAAAGATCAAGCGGAGGTGTGGGCCGCCCGTACAGGTTTAACTACCGCAGCTGCATTAGACATTGCCGAAAGTGCTGGCGGCACAGCAGGAGGGGCATACGACGAGTCGTTCGCCCTAATAAAGGACATAATTACAGAACGTCGAGACGCCGGGTACTACGACTATACCAACCAGCGGATCACCGAAATGGCTGACGCTTACGCCATGGATATAGCCCAGAGAAATGGCTATTTTGCTGCTATGACTACCGCCGCTTTAATGGGTGTGGGGGGACTTGCACTTGAAAGGGCTAGACTTGGTAATAAGTTTGATGACGCCGCGTCGATTACTGAAACTATAAAAGCATACGATGCGTACGCGACTAAATTAGCTACCCAGTTTGACGCTTGGATAACAAAAACTGGCAAGGTAGCAGGTAAAGAAACCATAGCAGAGTTCGCTGAAGAAGCATTTATAACCAACAACTTAGAGGGTATGTTATTAAAGTGGGACCCCGACCGTAATGTTACAGGTAATGTCCTGTTTAACGGTTTTATGGGTGCGGTTATAGCTGGCCCAGTTACAGGTACGCTAGAAGGTATAGGCTCGCTTTTAGATAACGAGTTACCTTCTTTTGGAACGCTTACAGGTAGGCAAGACCAGTACGATACTGGCAACCCAATGGCTAACTTGCTCCTCAACATTAACGCGGATACTGTGCGGGCTGTAGGTGGGATGTCGATGTACGATGGTGGGGAGCGCGACCTGTATGACGCTTTTTCAGACATTGGGCTAGACTTTGATACTGCAAGCGCATTAATAGGTGCCGCTAATGACGCTAACTACTCAGGTAGTGTTGTACAAACTCCAAATGACAACTCAGATACTAGCTTTGGGGAGTTACCACCCCCTAACTTTGACAACTTCCCTACTGTAGCTCAAGATGCAAACGCGGTAGACGTCGTACATTACGACCCCGCTTCTAGGACTTCATATCAGTATCTCCCTAGTGCGTCAGGCGGTAGGTGGGTAGGTGTGTCTCCGGTAGATATATCAATCACGGGCGGGAGTCAAAGACAGCTTAGTGTAGGGGACTCATTTACTGATAATTTAACAGGCAGTAAATTTTTAGTAGGGAAAAACGGTACCTTTAAACAAGCGTTTGATAGTAAGGTAAATCCCGGAGAACTTGTTACCCGCGCCCAACTAAATATTGACCGCGAAGTTATAGACAACTGGCGACGTTACAAATCTTACGGTACACGAGGGCCAACTGCGGCACCGGGGTTACTAGATTACGAAGGTGTACGCCTATCAGAAACTGCGTTTGAAGCGAAGTATAATAAACACGTAGAAAACCTTAACAACATATTATCTCTAACTTTAACTAACCCTGATGGGGGAGTTTCAGAGGTGTACACGTTTGCCAATGGTGATGCTTCTGTCGCGGGAGGGCTACGTTCCGTACATAACGACACACTGTTTGATGGCGTTAACTTTATAAAAGATGTCACCCTTGAAGATATGGCGAAGAATACGCCGGGGTATTTTGCTAATGAGTTTGAAGAACTTGAAAACGGCGACCAAATACTTTCTGTAAGCGCATTTACGAACAAGCACATTGCAGACTTAGAGAAGCAAGGGCTTACTTTTGGTGCCGATTCCGCTTATATAAGTGACTATACAGGTCCTCAATACGCGAATGATGAGGGCTTCGGGTGGGAGATTACAGACCCCGGCTCAGGCCAGAAATACCTCGTACAGCAATCTCAAAAGAACCTTCGATATTACGATCAGGATGGTAACCTTGTTACTAGGACCCAGTATGGTTGGCGTATATATGATCTTATCTACTCAGATACACGTGGGCGAGAAAAAGGCCGAGAACTAGGGTACTCTAATAACATTAACGGTAGTTTTACCGCTCACCCAGACTTTGATGCGGAACAAAGAGAAACCGCCTACCTCCCCGGCCCCGACCTGCTAGCGCGGGTATTTCCGTCACTCCTACGGCAAGCGCATATTACTTATCCCGAGGCTAAGGACGGGTTTAGAACGTACGCTAATTGGACAGAAAATCCGTTTTACTCCGTTACGCAAGCGAACTTACTTGATGCAAACGGTGATAACACCTTTAGGATAAGTGAGGCGTCCGCTAGGGACTTAATAGCCGCTAAATACGGAGCTAGTTTTACTCCTAGCCGAACTTTTTTAGAGCAAGTACAGTTTCAGGGCACCACAAGTTCGATTAACTTGGACGTTTCAGAAGTAGTCTGGCGGGCACAAAACATACCCGAGGAAGCGTGGGAAGACTTAGATCGAGTTATAATTGCAGGCAATAATAGCGTGCGCGAACCTACCACAGGCCAATTACACTACTATAGCCCCGTGCATGGTTGGCTAACCTACGTAGACGCTATATACAATAAAACGGGTTCACGAATGGCCCGCAACAGTTTATATGTATCACCGTATGTTACCGCTCCAGAAGACCAAGTACCGGGTAGAGAATATAACGACGATGGGAGAGAGGTAGGTTTCTTCCGTGCGTGGGTGAAAGGAACTTCTAACTTTAAGTATAACCCTAGCCTCGATGAAGAAATAGTTTGGGCAGGTATTGCAAGTGACAATGCGTGGGCAAACCCCGCCGATAGTATTTATGGGTCACGGTCAGCTTATGGAGACAACCCCCCACCAATACAGGAAGAATTTAGTGGTGGCACTACCGACCTAGGCAGTAACCCGGAAGACTTTGCGCTTGTAGACCTTTTTATGCGTGCCGAGTTGACTAAAAACGGTTGGACGCGGGAACAAGCTGATGAACTTATATACAGTATGACCCCTGAAGAGCTTGCCACTAAAATTGATAACGGGGAGTTTTTTGAGTATGGAAATAACTGGGAAATACTAAATAACGAAAACAATAAATTTAGCAACGCTATTAGTCTACAAGACGCCGTAGACTTTTTTAGCACCAACTTCCCCGACTACGAACCTACCGATGCAGATTTACAAGCACTGCTAACGACTAGCATGTCGGCAGATGATTTGATAACTACAAGTGCTGCTGACATACAGGCTACGGCATTGCGAGAGGCCACACAAATTGTCACTCCAGACTCCGCTGATAGTAAGATGACTATTGACGAGTGGAAGCAGTTTGTCCAAGACGACCTAGGGTGGACAGAAGAGCAAGCCTACAACTACGCGCAAGACTATGCTACACAACTACAAGCCTCTTTAGACTACAACAATAAGACTCAGGCGCAGTTTAAACAACAGTACGCTACCCTATTTGACGGTATGGTTATATCTGCGGAAGAAGCAGCCGCTGAGTACGCTAGACTTTACCCAAACTACAACCCTACAGCCGCAGACATACAAGCAATAATTACGGGAGCGAACGCGACCAGCGCTAGCTCTGAAGCTGCTATGACTGCTACGCTAAACTCAGGCACTAACAGAGCTAGAGTAGAAGCCGAGATAGCCCGCATAGCGCAAGAGCAAGCTGACCGCGACGAATCAATTGATGATACTGGTGGAGACACAGGCGGCGATACTGGTGGAGATACTGGTGGAGACACAGGCGGCGATACTGGTGGAGATACTGGTGGAGATACTGGTGGAGACACAGGCGGCGATACTGGTGGAGACACAGGCGGCGATACTGGTGGAGACACAGGCGACTCGGCTTTAACTTACAACGAGTTTAAGTCGGCAATGATAAACGACTATGGACTCACAGAAGATGAGTTCTACGCTTCTATGGGCGATGCTTATGGTGCGACAAGACAGGATATAGATGCCAACCTAGAGGCTGCTTTTACAGCAGAAAGATATTCATTTAATTCTGAGTTACTAAGCACGTACTTAGACGGCGTAATAAATACAACAGAGGAAGTAACCGCCGCGTATAGAGAAAAACTTGGGGCCAACTATAACCCTACCGCAGGAGAATTAGCTGCATACGTTGGTACTTCATTTACCTTAGATGAAGACAACAATAGAGTAAACGATAGGTCAATACAGGAACTCCTAAGATCATTTACCGATGAGGAAGATGTTGTAATCCTCATGAGATCCCTTGGGTATGAAAAATACCATCTAGCTAATGTGCAACCTAGGGTATATGTATACGCTAAACCCACTGGTCAAGTTCGTGAAGACGGTACAGTGGTTACGACTAATAAAATAGCCGAAGAAGACGTTAACGACCTCTTTACTTTTGGTAGAACAAGCCAAGCTGATAACATAGCCGCGTTTGAAGCATATGTAGCAGCGGCAGGCGTCGATGAAAACGGCTATATTGACACAACCTATACACCCCCACCGGAATTTACGTATCTTAGCGAAAGCACCATACGTGATCTAGTAACTAATCAAGTTAACGCTTTAGGTACCACACTTACGCCTGCTAAACGTCAGGAGTTAATAGATTCCTACACGAGCACCTTGCTTGGTATAGAGAACGCTAGGGAAGGGCGCGAGGAAGAAGGGTATACAACCGCCGCGTTTGAATCATATGTAGGGACATTAGTCGGGCAAGAGGTAACAAAACGTGCCGACACTATAACTGCGTTTGGGGACTACAACCCTAGCGAAGCAGAGATTACCAATTACCTAAACAACAACGAAGGTGTAGCTGCATACTTAGAACCTAAGCAGTACACACGTGAAGAGGCTAAAGCTGATTTAGCTGCTGAGTTAGGTATAAGTGTTGGTGATATAGACGAAGAAACTTACGGTGTTTACCTAGACAGCCTAGTAGATATGACCGGCGCTAGAACTGATGTACAGGGTAAAGGTAAAGTAGAAACCGATATAACTAACACTGCCGATGTTAGATCGTACCTAGACGGGTTAGGTTACGATGGTGTTTTGACCGACGAACAGTTACTTGCATTTGCGGGTACAGGTTTAAATACCGACCTTGGTGCAGCTACGGGCACTTATCGTAGTGGTGTAGACGCAGATCGTCAAACAGCAGCCGATACACAAACTATAAAAGATGCGTTAGCAGCTACAGGCTTAACAATGCCTGCGGGTTTTGACTATGCTGGGTTCTTACCTAGAGGAGAGGGACAGTCTGATTTTTCTTGGGAAACGGCAATACCCTACGCAGTAAATGCGTATAAAAAATCTAGGCAGTACACACGTACAGAAGCTATAGCTGATTTAGAAACTGAATTAGGTAGATCACTCACCCAAGAAGAAATAGACAATGGGGTTTACGACTCTTTCTTAGACGGGGTAGTACAGTTAGACGGTGATACAGACGCTGATGCAACGGGTAGAACCCAAGTAGAAACCGATATAACTAACGACGCTGATGTTAGATCGTATTTAGAAGGTTTAGGTTATACACCTACAGAAGAAGAAATATCTGCATTTGCGGGTACAGGTTTAGGTATTGACCTAGGTACAACTACGGCTGAGTATCGTAGTGGGGTAGATGCAGAGCGTCAAACAGCAGCCGATACACAAACTATAAAAGATGCGTTAGCAGCTACAGGCTTAACAATGCCTGCGGGTTTTGACTATGCTGGGTTCTTACCTAGAGGAGAGGGACAGTCTGATTTTTCTTGGGAAACGGCAATACCCTACGCAGTAGACGCGTATAAAAAATCTAGGCAGTACACACGTGCAGAGGCTAAAGCTGATTTAGCTGCTGAGTTAGGTATAAGTGTTGGCGAAATAGACGAAGAGGTTTACGGTACTTACCTAGACGGGGTAGTACAGTTAGACGGTAATACAGACGCTGATGCAACGGGTAAAACCCAAGTAGAAACCGACATAACTAGCGAGCAGGAGGTACGAGACTACTTATCAGACTACACACTAGGTGAAGACTTTAGCTTTGATGGCTTAACAGGTTTAGATGTTGATTTAGACGACGCGTTAGGTGGCTTTAAGGCTAGTAATAGAACCACGGCACAGAATCAGATTGCGGCAGACTTAGGCACTAAAGGGTGGGCAGATGCTTCTAATGCCGATATAGCCGAGGTACAGGGCTTAGACTCCGCCGGACGTGACGCGTGGATAGCTGAAAGACAGTTTACTGAGCAGCAAGCCATTGATGCGTTAGCTGCGCAAGGTATAACCGCAGACCACCCGCAGTTTCAGAGTTTAGTTGACCAGCTAGTAGTAGACAAAGGCGACGCAGGCACACCTACTACGCAGGGTGAATTAGTAGACAACCCAGAAGACGAGCTAATAGATCGGTACATAATCACGCAAGCTGAGATAGACGCTGAGATGGGCGGGTACTCTTACTTTGACTTTGCCCAAACACCTTTGGGCGTAACGCCGGGTGTTGCGGACGACACCACGTTAGGAGGTCTAGTACAAACTCACGTAGAGGACAACTACGTACAAGCAGATGCAGCACGTGAGGCGCTAAATGGTATAGCTGGTGTAGACGCATACGAGCAAGACCTTGATGGCAATTACGTAATAACTGACGACCAACTCCTTGGTATGGGACTTGCTGGGCAGTACGACCCAACAACCCTAGGTACTAAAGTAGACGCTGCTACTACTACAGAGGAAGAGGTGATAGCAGCCTTTGGGGAGAACTACAACCCTACAGATGCAGAGATAGCACGTTACATGGGTCTTCTGCCTGATGGTGACATAGGTACTACTATACCAGCATACGTAGCTGGCCGAATGGACACGCTAGTAAGTGACGTAGGTGACTTATCCCTTACTGTTAGTCAGTTACAAGACCAATTAAACGGTGCGTTGGCCGACGGTGGTTCGTTAGACCAAGCAGTATCTAAGGTAGCTGACGACCTTGGTATAGCCGAAGATGCGTTACTCAAACTAATCGGTGATAACTCTAACAAGTTCGATGACCTAGAGGCAGCGTTTGGTACGCAAGCAACAGGTGACCAAGAAGCAACTGGTATCTGGGCTAACATAGCCGATTTAGAAGGGGATGTAGGCGACCTACAAGATGAAGTAGGAGATATACAAGACGCGTTCGGTACGCAGGGCACCACTACCGCAGGGGAAGATGGGATACTTGGAACCGAAGACGATGTAGTCGTATCGGCAACTGGTATCTACGGTATTATCGACCAAGTCGCTCAAGGTGTTTTAACCAACGAAGAAGCGATTGCTGCGTTACAAGGGGCAGTTGGTGTGCCCGCTACGTATGCCGGAGACGGCGTTACTGTTCTTACACCTGCAACTGGGATATACGCTCAGTCAGGAACGGGCGTCAACGCTGAAGTATTACAAGCAATAGATGCTGTATACGAATACGTAGGCCAAGCTGACTTTGCGTCTGACACTACGGTACAACAAGTAGCTGACCTCTTAGGTAAGCCTGCCGACTTGGTAACTCAAGATGACATAGACATGGCAACGTCTATATTCGGCGAATTTGAGGGTACGTACCTACCTCTAGCTGACCCTGCTCCTACATATGCAGAGGGGCAAGTCGATAGTTATGATGTAAACAACGACGGGTATATAGACCAAGCAGATGTTGATTTATTGACCGAATTATACGGTGGTGTAGATGCTGCATATAATAATGTTGTTGAGGGGTTGTCAGAAGGTTCTAGGTTTGCTAGTACTGGCGTTTTTGGTATACTCGACCAACAAAATCGTAACCAAGCTGCGGCTAACCAAGCGATTATAGACCAAGCTGCGATTGACGCGCAAACACAAGCGGACATTAATACGCAGACTAATACGCAAATACAAGCGCAAATACAAGCGCAGCAAGATGCAGAAAAACGTTCTCTATTGTACTCTTTAGCAGCTAGTCAACCACAACAGGCTGCTGTAGAGCCACATGTAGCGCCGTTTAAACAAAGATACAACTGGGAATCTATTTTCTCAAGCGAACAAGAAGAAGCCGACCGCGAGAAAATATCTCCTTACGGTGGGTACAGTCCAGAGCCGGAACAAAGTACTAAAGCAGCCGCAACTGGTGGCCTTATAACAGATGAATCAGATGAGCTACTAGCTTTGCTAGGGTTGGAGTAAGAAATTATGGGTTTTAGTTTAAAGCAAGCGTACGATGACTTTGGCGGCAGTGTCAGAGAGTTAGGCGGGGATTTTTATAGTTGGGGTACCAGTAAAGAAGGAGCACAGACACTACTTTCTTTGGGCCTGTCCTCTGCTTTTGGTGATGAGCTTGCCCGTAATCCTGCTAAGGTAGGGTACCAAGGGTCTATCCCAGACTACACCATGGTACGTGAACGTGTGAACCCCGTAGCGGCACGTAACATACCAAAAGATGCGGCAGGCAGACCGGGTTTAGGCGGCGCTAAAGCACGTCGATTCTTCTCCGATGCTAAATATATAGAGGACGCTGGCGGCCTTAGTGGTAGAGAGAAGAGAGCTGCCGTACTAGCTGACGACCCAACAATCTACACAAAAGATACCCTTGGTGCACAGTACAGAGACTTGGTAGCGGGCGATAAAGTTTACACTCCTGCCGAACAAGCAGTTAACCCCTCACAATATGGCTACACAGCGGACGGGCGTAGGATATTCATCCCTGATGAGAAAGCTGCATTCTTAGGGCAAAGAGAACGCGTGGCAGGCGGCAACCAAATATTAGGTGACGCTTACCAAATCCCACAGGTGGAAGACGTAGACCCTGACTCTCCAACGTTTGGCGAGATGGTAGACGACCCTGCTTATAGTACTTTCGCGGGCCGAAATATATACGGACTCGATTACTACGACGACAACGGCACTTTAACTTTTATTGACCCCAATACTGGGCGACAAGTAGATCAAGCAGCGATTAGTGCTTATGATGCTGACGCTGTTTACGATGACGAAGGTTATGCGACCGAACTTGCTAACGAAGGTGCTATATTTAATGATGACGGGTACTTGATTACGGAGTTAGGTACACAGCAGGAAGACAAGTCGTACGACGATACAGGGCGGGAACTTGCAAGTGATGCTGAGTACTTCACAAACTTAGAAGTCGCGCAAGCTCAGGCTAGGAATCAGGCCAACACGCTAGGTGGTGTAGCTGGCCAAGCAGGATTAGCAACGGGTGGTAAAGTTATGAAATATAATAACGGCGGTGGTGTCGGTGGTAGACTAAAGAAATTCGCTAAGAATGTAAGTAATCCTAGTATGCAAGGCATAGGGTACCTAAATGGGTCTACCGATGGTATGGCCGACGAAGTGCCCGCTACTATAGGAGGTGACCAACCCGCTGCGCTAAGTGATGGCGAGTTTGTTATAACTGCTGACGTTGTATCTCACTTAGGTAATGGTAATTCTGAAGCGGGTGCTAAAATTTTAGAAGGCTTCATGCGTGATATTCGTAAAAAGCGTACGGGCACTGAAAATCAAGGTAAAGAAATTAACGCTAAGAAAGAAGTAGCAGGACTCAATGCACAAGGTATTGGCTTTGCAAATGGCGGTCAAGTTAAGAAGTTTCAAGAAGGCGGCCCAGTTTCGGGTGTAGACAGTACGTTTAGCCCTATAATGGGCGACTACTTAACTAACATGTTAGGTAAAGCAGAAGCTGTGGGGGATAGCCCGTATGAAGCCTATGATGGCTACGGTGCTACTTATACAGACATAGTTGACCCCGATACTGGTGAAGTAACTGGTTCAGAGCTAGACGAAGCGGGCATATTGACTGCCGGTTCTTCTGCGCTACAAGACCAAGCGTTTACTTCCGCAGGTAACATTGATACTCGCGGGTTTGGTGAGCTTAGTAATGAAGAACTAATGGGCACCGCTACTGGTGGAACAGATCAGTATGGTAACCCTATTACTGAGGGGGGTTTAATGAACCCTTACATCCAAGGTTCTCTTAACCCGCAGCTTCGTGCAGCACGAGAAGAAGCAGCTAGGCAGGAGGCTGAACAGAACGTACGCATGGCGCAATCAGGGTCATTCGGTGGTTCTCGAAACGCGATTATGAGTGCTATGCTGGCACGAGATTCGGCGCAGAACCAAGCAGACATTGTAGCAAAAGGCTACAACACAGCCTACGAGAATGCACGTAATCAGTTCGGCGAAGACCGTCAGTTCGGTTTAGACACCATACAGCAACAGGCTGATCTAGGGCAGACTCAGACGGATATACTCCAACGAAACATTGATGCCGACAGAACCGCGTTTGAAGATGAGCGTGACTATGAAGCTAAGGTTCCTCAGTACTTAAACGACATGTTGCAGTATTTACCACTTGGCTCTACAGCTCAGCAAGCTAGTTCAGACAGTGACCTAGCGACACTACTGGCTAATACGGGGTCTATTAATGAGTTGTTTGGTGGCGTTGGTGGTTCAGAATAACTACTTAATTAAAATTTAAGAACAGAGCACATATTATGGCGATGACAGGTGGTATAGGTAACTTTTTAGGGGCAGTTGATAAGACCGCTGGTGTAAATGCGGGTAACCCTAAAAGACTAGAGGGCGAACTTGGTGGGGGTAAGAAGCAACCCACGGACATGGTTAAGGCTATTGCTTTACAGCAAGTTAAGTCTGACTACGAGGCTGCGCAAAGAAATACTCAAATGCAGATGGAGCAGTCCCCTAAGAATATAATGCAGCAGCGCGAAGAAGAAGTAATGAATCTCGCCATGCAACAAGTTATGGGTGACGCTAAGACTGGGCAAGAAGTAAACCAGAGAGCGCAGGGCAAGGCTCAGAAAGGTATGTTGAAAAACGCTGTGGCCCAACAACAGCAACGAGCTGTGCCACAACCCATGCCGCAACAAAGACCCCCACAAGGTATAGCTCAACAACAAGGTATGCCACAAGGTATGCCACAAAGACCACAAGGTATGCCAGCACCACAAGGTATGCCAACGCGAAGGGCTGCTACTGGCGGTTTAATGCGCTACGCCGAAGGTGGTTCGGTAGAGGAAGAGAAGAAAAAGAAAAGTTTTATCGACAGAGCTAAAGAGAACCCATTAGCAACCGCAGGAACTATCGCGGGTGGAATAGCTATGGCAACCCCAATAGGTAGGGGTGTAGGTTTTCTTGGTAAAGGTGCAATGAAAATCGCACCAAAAGCAATACAAGGGTTACGTAGCCTAGGCAGCAAAGCGGTTAGTAAACCTAACCCTAACATCCTACAAGGCGCAACACGTAAAGGTACGCCGCTATCACCTGATCGAGTTGTGTCTCCTAGCAGAATCGCAGGTACAGCCAGTGCAGGACTATTCGGCGCTGATGCCTTAATGGGCGGAGAAGAAGCTCCAGCTCCAGCTCCAGAAGCAGCTCCAAACGTAGAAGCAAAAGATAAGGGTATTGGGTCTGTAGGTGCTAAACCTAAACCGCCGCAGCTATCTGCGCTAGAACAACACCGCCAGAATAAACCTGAGCTACCGCAACAGGAAGAAGCGAACTTTACCAAGCGGTTTAATACCTTCGCTATGAACCTAGCCGATACTCCTATGTCTAGGGCGGCAAAAGCGGTACGTGCAGAAAGTGCTGAGATGGCTAAACAGGAATTTGCAAGGGCACTATCAGAACGAGAAACGTGGGCGATAGAGCTACAGACGTTGACACAACAAGACATAGCTAGAGTTGGTAACCTAAAAGACTACGCGGTTAAACTTCAAACGACAGCAGCGGGTATATCTGAGGCGTTAACCAAAGGTTCAGGTATTGATGGCCTACGCATGATGGCAATGCAAGACCCTGATAACAAGGAACTACAAGCTCAACTAGCTAAGGCGCAGGAAGAGTTAAGAGAAGGTATTATGGGTGCGTTACAAATGAATGGCCTAGCGGATAAAATACGAGAAGTAAACGAAGCGTTGAAAGACTCCCTTGGTATATCCGGCCAAGGTGGGATAAACTTGAGCGCTGAAGATGAACAGCTAGTAGCAAACTTCTCATAACAGGTTAGTACCCAATGGCTTCACTAGAACAAGTACATAAGGCGTACGAAAACGCTAAACTTGCGGGCAATGTTGAAGCCGCAGATCGGTTACAAACTATTCTGTATAAGGGGATGGGTGTTAGTCCCCCTAAGAAGTTTGAACCTATACCTGAGAAGTCCGGCGTTATTGGTAATACCCTAAAAGGTATCGGCTCAGGTGCTGTTGGGGTTATTGAATCCGCTGCCCTCGGCGCAGCTACCATGCTGGATGAAGAGGCCGAGCTTAAAGCCCGTGAGAAGATACAGTCCGTAGCGGATAAGTTTACCCCCGAAGGTGGAGATAAAGACTCTAAAGCCTATAACTTAGGTTCAGGGCTTGGCTCTATTCTTGGTACAGGTGCAGCTACGTTAGCAGGCGGGGCAGTTGGTGGAGCTAGAGGTGCTATTGCAGCAGGTACCGCCGCAGGTGTTGGAACCCAAGTAGGTGAAGCGAGTGAACGTGCCCGTGCCGCAGGTGCCACACAAGAACAACGTAACCGCGCAATAACTAACCCGATGATCCTTGGTGCGGGTTTACTAGAAACCATCCCCTACCTAAAAGCTGTCGGCAAATTTAGTAAACCTACTGCCAACAAGTTAAACACAATGCTTGGTGGCGACAAAGAACTCAAAGGTCTACTTGACCGAGCTAGAAGTGCCGCAACCACTGGTGGTATAGAAGCTGTACAGGAACTTGCCCAGAACACCGCGCAAAACTTAGTCGAACAAGGCTACAACCCAGACAGAGAACTTACTGAAGGTGCCGCTGCGTCTGCCGGATATGGTGGAGCTACAGGTGCTATCTTCCAACTATTTATAGATGTACTCCCGGGGAGAAGAAGAGGTGCTACGTCACAACGTGATGAGACAAGTCCAGAGCCAGAGACGGACGTACAAGATGAAGCTGTCGAAGGAGAATTTAGCGAAGAAGAAATACTTGCCGCCCAAGGCGAACTGTTCGACGACGAAGCCGCACCCATACCAGAAACTACAGCCCCAGTAGTAGAAACTAAAGAAGAGAAGAAAGAAGAAGCTCCGAAAGCAGCGCCAGTACAAGGTGACCTGTTTAGCGAGCCAGAGGCAGAAGCGGAAGTAGTGCCTAAAGCAAAGCCTAAATTAGAAATCCCTGCTGAAGCTAACGCCAAAATTAAAGCCGCTATCCGGTTCCAAGCGAAGGGACAAGTATCACCAAAGACTAAGGGAAAACCTAAGCGTGCAGATGTCTTAGCGAAAGTAATAGAAGATAACCCTACCGTTGTTGACGAAAAACCTTTGCGCCAGTTGTTTAGGAAGGCGCTAACAGGGGCGGGCTTTAAATCTACTTCCCCTAGTAAGAAAGAGCGAGAAGCTATACAGGCCAGAGCTACAGGAGGCACACAAGATGCAACTGGAACAACAAGAGATAGAGCTAGCGTTCAGAGTGATACAGCAGGCGTGGGTGACAAAAAACAAAACATTCAAGCGCCCGCCGGAACTGCAACACCTAGAACTGGACGATTGGAAAGTGTTGATCTTAGCCCTTACGGAACTACAGTGGGAGCAAAAACAAAACAGGCTACACTAACACGTCCTCGTATGGGTAGAAACGTACCCGCCCCGGGGCTAGCCACAACTACTACCACACCTAAACTTGTTAGTGAGCGTATGGGTGCCGCAGGGCGGATGGAAGAAATCCGTAAGACTGGCTACAGAGATGAAGTGCCTGACAGCCAGAACCCTGTCACTGATGCCGATAGGCAGGCGGTTAAAGATATAGTTGCTAAAGGCAAGGTCGCTAAGACCAGAAGGAAAAAAAGTACCGCTGCTAAACCACCCGCTCGTAAGCTACCTGAAGTAGTACAGGAATACTTAAAAGATGTTCCTGACCCCATAGACGGGATTATGAACGCTATAAACGATGTAGCGATAGAAACTACAAGACCTGCAAGGGAAGAGCTAGAAGCCCTAGACCCTACTGTTGCGGGGTTACGAGAGGCTAGAGATGTAGCTTCGGCTGAGAAAACGCTAGCGTGGGCTAAGAAAAATATGTCCCCAGAAGTCGGTAAGTTTATCGACAAGAAGCTAGCGGAGAAAAAGAAAGAGTTAGAAGAAAAGCCTCCTGTTGATAAACTGTTAGTAGATGCAGACCTCAAGGAACGGAGGAGAAACCGTAAACGTAAGCTAGAGCAACAAGAAGCGCAAGAAGAAGTGCTTGACCAAGCACAGTTTGAAAAAGCAGAGAAGCAGCTACTCAAGCAGCTAAACGAAGATGTAGACGAGGATAAGCAACAGAAGACCGTAGCGGCGAAAAAAGTCGTAGACTACATGCGTGTTACTGAAGGCTTTAAGAAGTTTGCTACCCTACCTCCTAAGCCTAAGAAAAGTAAGGCGCAAAAAGAAGTAGATGAAGTAGTAGAGACGCTAGAAGAAATAGAAGTCTACGATGCGATAAACGATGTTGCTGCGGCTGAGTTAGGTATAGACCTAAACATAGACGGCCTTCCTTATATAGGTAAAGACATCGAAGCGCTTGGCATAGACTTGAGTCCTGAGATACTTACGCTACTTAGGTCGGGCAAGTTAAAAGAAGCATTGGAAAAAATAACGGCGCTACCTAAAGTGACCCCGCGAGTAAGGCAAACTGCCAAAAAGTTAGCCGAGAACATAGGGGACACTAAAGTATTTGTTGCAGATGGCCGCGTTAGGAACAACTTATACAAGGCATTCAAAGCCAGACAAAAAGTAGACGTTGAAAGGTATGGCGAAGGCGCTAAAACTTTAGGGCTGTTTGTAAATACTGACTCGTTTGGGGGAATAGACAACACTATTATTCTTGACCCAGAGGGACTTACTGTCCATACGTTGCTCCATGAAATGACCCACGCTGCAACATACGAAGCAATTATAAACAAGAAAGGTAGTCCAGCGATTAAGCAATTGGAGGCGTTGTATAAAGAAGTTAAGGACAAACTACCTACAGCTTACGGCAGTGAAAGCCTACTTGAGTTTGTAGCCGAGGCATTTAGCAACCCGAGTTTCCAGAGTGACCTGTCTAAGATATACACTAAGAAAGACTTAACGCTTAGCGCGTGGCAACGTTTTGCTAATGCAGTAAAAAGACTTTTAGATAGTATTCTTGGGCGGTCTACTAGCGCTATATATAGAGGCAAGTTAAGTGACAGCGAAAACGCTTTAAATACAACTGATGCCCTTATCTTACAGATACTACAACCCTCCAAAAATTCTGGCACTGGAGTAACTCTCGCGCACATGTCTACTAAAGAAGGCGTGCAGGCGACAATGGGTAACCTAGGTAAGATACAGAAAGCCTTTAAGCCTATGACTAAGGCAGATGGTTCCAAGTTTGGAGACAGTGCTGTAGATTTTGTTACGGGTTCTCCCCGTAAGTTGGGAGGCGCATTGCTAGAACTTGCCCCCATGCTAGCTATGGTAGATATAGCCACCAGTGCTAACGCTAAACTAGGTAAGATGGCCAAGTCATTAAACGATGCTTTCTTAAAACAACGTGCGGACATAAGAGAGTCGGATAACGACCTTAACGTAATAAAAGGCGAGTTTGCTAAGTGGGCGGATAAACAAGACGACGCCACGATAACGCGCTTCAACGATGTAGTGTACAGCTCCACGACTAAGCAGATTGATGTTGCTGAAAAGAAAGCGAGTGACTATACAGGTGACGACCTTATCGAGTTTAACCGGCTAAAGAAAGAGTGGGACGCTCTTGGCCCAGATGGGCAGAAAGTTTACAACGACATGCGTCAGGCTTATAGAAACCAATTCGCTAGACTAAAAGAAGCTATCTTCGGTGACATAGATAAAGCTAGTACCGATGCGAAATCGGCGACGCAAGTAAAGAACTTGCTGACCAAACGACTATTCGAGAAGACTGAGTTGTCGGTTTACTTCCCGTTGTTGCGTGAGGGTGAGTATAAGCTAGTGTACCAGCTAAAGACTGACAGAGAGAGTGACGAAGACCAGACACAGGTAGAGATGTTTACTACTAGAAGAGCCATGAAACGTAGAATGGTAGAAGTAGAAAACGACCCTGAAGTAATTAAGGGTAAGGTATATACCTATGAAACAGGTAAGAAGTCTATTAGTGGTGGGGCTGTAGTGCCTCCTACGTCTTTCGTTAACACTATACTTGTACAGTTAGATGCGGCTGGGGTAGACAAAGAAGTATCCTCGAACATACTTGAGCTGTACATAGATTCCCTACCAGAATCAGCTTTCGCTAAGACTATCCGTAAACGTAAGAACATTGAGGGTTACATACCCGATGCCCTGTATACCTTTAATAGGAAAGCGTACGACATAGGCAGACAAATTGCTCGCCTAAGTAACGCCTCTAACCTATCGGCTATACAAGGTGAAATAAACGAGTTCGCTAAGCTAGAAGAATCGACCATGCAGGAAGACCCTAAACGTAAGGGTAAGGTAAACGCGTTTAACGACATCGTGAACCAGCTTAACCTGCGTGCTAACTACGCTAGAAACCCTAAGACTGAGTACCAAACGCAAGCGCAAGCAGTTAACCGCCTTGCGTTTATGTACACCATAGGGTTTAACGCCTCGTCTGCTATTGTCAACATGTCTCAGATACCGCTGTTTATTATGCCTTACCTGAGTGCAGAGTATGGTATGGGTAGCACAGGCAGGGCTTTAAAAGACGCAGGTAAACTTATTACTGCGAGTAGTTCGCTGTTTGGGGTGTCAACTAAAGACGGTAAGAAGTTAGCTAAGTCTCTAAAGCGTAGAATCAACCGTAAAGATGACGTTACAGAAGATATAGAGTTTGAAGGTAAAGCTAGCTTAGAGAACTACTTTATTGCTAGGTACGATAAAGCTACTAACTCGCATGTGTACGACCTCCGTGACGACATAGAGTTCCCCAATGCCGAAGTTAAAGCGATGGTGGAATCAATACAGCCGTTAGTACAGGCTGCGGCAGACGCTAACCAATTAGATCAGTCTGTTATAGGCTCAGAGATTAACGTCGATCAGTCGGGGCAACAACGTGGTATTACGGACAGTGCGACTAGGCTAGGTGCGTGGGGCTTCCATAATGTGGAGAACTATAACCGACAGATTACGTTAGCTACCACCTACTTATTGGCGCTACGTAAGTTAGAGACGGACAAAGGAAGACCTGCTTCGGTAGAGGAAAAGCAAGACCTAGCGGCTAAGTCACTGACTAAAACGCAGGAACTTAATGGAGGCTCAGTAAAAGAGACAGGCGCTAGACTAGCGCAGACTGACCTTGGTAGTGTTGCGTTGATGTATAAGAACTTTGGTATACAGATGTACTACAACATGTTTAAGTCTTTTAAAGTTGCACTAGACAGGGACAATAGCTACACCAAAGAAGAACGGAAGATAGCAATGAAGCAGTTGGCTGGCGTGCATCTTACCTCGTTGTTCTTTGCAGGTGTTCAGGGCATACCGATATACGGTGCAATTAAACTAGTAGCTAACATGTTTATGGATGACGAAGAGGAAGATTGGGATTCGTACGTACGTAGGAACATAGGCGAGGGTTGGTACAAAGGTGCGGTCACTAAGTACTCAGCTGCGGACGTGTCTAAACGTGTTTCTCTTGGGCAGTTGTTGTTCCAGACTAACCGCTATAACCCAGATGCTTCAGTAGAAGAAGATATATTCTTTTACCTTGGTGGCCCTGCATGGAGCACGTTATCAGGAGTAAAACGCGGCCTTGAAGACTTTAATCGGGGTAACATAGAGCGTGGCGCTGAAGGACTTGTCCCTGCGGCATTCCGTAATGGTTGGAGAGGTCTTGTTAGATACAACCGCGAGGGTGCGAAAACACGTAGGGGCGACGTTATATACGATGACTTTAGCGCGGGAGAGCTTACTGGACAGGTACTAGGCTTTGCCCCTCGTGACTACGCGTTTAAGCAAGAACAAAACATGATGAGTAAAGGCATTGAACGTAGTATAGGCGAGAAACGTTCCGCCCTACTTAAAAAGTATTATATAGCCAGCCGCAGTGGTGATTGGGAGGGGCGTGCAGATGTGGTTAGAGATATAACTGCGTTCAATAAACGCCACGGCCCTACGTACGGTTCTAAGGTGTACATCAGCCCCGAGACTATCGACAAGTCTATGAGCCAGCATATGAAGCAGTCGGGCAAAATGCACAACGGGGTAACTTTAAACCCTTCATTAGAAATTGGGCTACGAATGCAGCAGAACGAGTGGGATAAAGGTTGGCAGTTGTTTTAAAAACTACGTTACACCAGTGGAGGGGGACTAGTGTAACGTAGCACACTTCTAGGAGAATGATTCTGGACGCCAGTGAACGCCAGTGAACACCAATGAACACCAAAATCACCGCCAATGTATCATAAAGTCCGCCAAATTCGTACCCCTAAACGCCCGTTTTCTACCCTAATTTTGGTTGTAACTTGTTGTGAGCTATTGTCAGTTATTGTAGTTAGTTGGCGTTTGGCTAGGGTAGTATTTATACAGGGGATAAAAAAGGATGACCCTACTACAAAGGCATCCCAGTTTATCTCCACCTTTACCCCGTCAGGGTTAAGATCGTACGTTCGCAGGATGTAGTTCACTGAGCATAACCTCTTCAGGTACATTAGCGTCACAATCGACAACAATACAATCTGCCGGTGGTAGCTGCATCTGCGTACCTTTCGTGATGCGTACCTTTTTCTTCTTAGCGCCTAGCTTGTCTTTCAAGTCTTGCACTAACTGCGTGTAGTTTATTTGTTGCTTACCGCACCATTCCTTTAACGGCTTAGGTAACAGGTACGCCCGCTTCAAGTCAGTCTCGTACCTACCAACCAACTTGTTAGCACGTGGCATCATGTCAGGGATGACTAGAGAATCTAACCCATTGTTTTGTTCTCCACCTGATCTGGCAGTACTCTTAATCCAAATCATGCTGTTGAAGTGCTCGCTCATGTAATCGTTCAACATTTGCTCTATAGATACAGACATATCTTCTACCGTAGCTTTGTTTAATCGTAGCTGCCCTATTATCCACTTCTCCACCGATGGTAGGTCGAAGCTGGTCAGCTTTAAGTTATTTGATATATGTAGCCCTGCTAGAGTCATAGCGGCATGTACCGACCAGAATCGGTTTTCCGCTGTCAGCCCTGCTAACCTATCGACACGAGCCTGCATGTCCGCGCATATCTGTCGTACTTCTTCCACATTGTTCATTACGTACTGTACGAATGGTACGCCCGCCCACCCGTAGTTCTCTGTTAACGCCTTACTAAATACATCTGTTTCTTCCTTGGTGCTAAAGTGTACTTTCTTAACGTGACATTCGAGTACCCTTTGTGCCTCAGCTTTCGGCATATTCTTTATCATACTAATACGCTCGATAAGGCTAGTGTTGCCTGTGGTAACTGATAGTAACTGCCAAGCATCACCCCTGTGGCGTTCTTGGTTAGCTCCACTAGTCATACGCCCACGTTGCCTACCCGACGTTAATTGATACGCTAGGTCTGACAACTCTGCACCGTGTGAGTTAGTTAGCTCGTCCATGTATAAGGGTAAGTTATGGTACATCTCCCCCCTATTCATTTTGGTAGCGTAAGTGTCCCGCTCTTGGACTATCAGGTCTTCTGGGTTACCCCATATAGATGCCCCCGCAATCATAGCAGTCGTCTTACCTAGCCCAGAATCTTTACTGTGTATGTGCATAGCGGCGCAGTGCAGCGACGAGAACGGCATGAGTACAGAGCCGAACCCCGTACCTACTATGTATTGGTGTAACTCCATACCATCGCGGTTATAGAAGTTGATCGTATCTATCCAGCCCTGTAGATCGCCTTTAGGCTCAAACGCTGGGAACAACCCTGCGGTCTGCGATGATGGCGGGTTAAACTTCACCTTGTCGGCGTGTATCTCTTGGTTACCCAAGATAAACTTATCCATCTTCTTATCTGTCCAGCCAAACTGTTTGTGAGCTTCATCGGCTGCACTCGTAGCCTGTAGCTCGTTTATCCACGTAGTTGTGTATTGCATGAGTTCCTCCACCTTGGTTACTGCGACTCCTCGCATAGACATTTGTTTTCTAAACTCTTCTCTTGACGTCACCGAAGTGAGCGGCACGGTAAATTCTGATACCCCATCCATAGGTAGGTGCAAGCGCATTACGATGGCCTCACCTAACTCTACATCCTTTAACCTGCGAACAACGTACAGGTCGTTGTGGTATATAGTTTTTTCATCCGTATCTCCGTCAGCGTTTTTAAGGCGCATGTAAACACCACCATTAGCCCCACGGAAGTAAGGTTTAGGGTATGTCGGTATGACGTATTCTAGTACCGGCGCATTGGGTAATTCTGTTGACGGTTCGTACACCACCTCTTCTTCTGTGGCTTCTTTGAACTTCCTACCTAGTGTCACTGGTGATTTTATCTTGCCCCAGTTGGGACAGTCAGGGCATACGCCCTCGTTGTTCTCGTCGAACGTAGTACAAGTGTACGGCCCTTTAATTAGGTCGAACTTGGCCTGTGTTAGGTCTGGACTATAACCCTCGTGACCTTTAGATATTTTGTGTGCTGCCGTCTCGCCATCGTTGCAGAACTTAGCGATAGACAATCCTGCTCGCCACATAGGTTCGCTAGTGCTGTCTTGGTCGGTAGCAATTATCTTTAGCTGCTCGCAACCTCTGCCAGCAATGGTCTTCTTCATTATATCTTTAAAGCTATTCTCGTTGTTACGTATCATAGCCTCGGTAAACGCGCTCATCGCCCCATCGTCTTCGGTGGGTACTACAATATCCGCCATACCGATTACTTCGGCGAAGTCTTCTACTGATATAGAGTCGCCACCACACAACACGTTTACCTGTACCTTGGAATCGCCTTTCCAATTGTGCATGGATGGTATACGTAGAACTCTAGCTGCGTCAGATGTTACCGCTGAATCAGCGCGTAGCCCCATACTTGATACCAGCTCCTTGAACTTAGCAGCAACTACTTGCCACTTACGTACAGGCACAGGCTCAGACAATGGCCAGTACACGTGTAAGCCGTAACCAGAGTCCACTATAATAGGTTTTGGTAGAGAAACTTCTTTACAGAAAGTCTTTAATGCGGCCATAGCTTCTGGCCTAGTAGCGTACTTCTTAACGTCATCCCCTATGTCCAGATCAAGAAAGAACGCTTGCACATTCTCTACTAGGTCTGCACTGCGCGAGCCTTTACCGGCAAACGATCCTAGCGCGTAGAACGTATCCCACCCATCAGCATCGTAGTCGGTAGCACTGGCTACCAAGGATTCTTTATCTTTGAAGAATATCTGTTTGCGGTCTTCCCACTGTTTGCCACCATTGCGTAAAGCCAATAGACAGTAGAAGTTCCCCTCCGCTAATACCTTTTCTAAAAATTCACTCGCATTCATATAGCCCCCCAACCGAAAAAATACTACAAGGCGCTAGTGTAAGCCGCCCTGTAGCTAAGTTAACAAACGGTTAAAGGTTATTCGTCGTCCCAGTCATCAATGATAGAACTAAGGTCTTCATCTTTGGCCTTTGGCTTCGCCGCAGCTTTCTTCTTAGCTACTTTCTTTGGCGTAGCTTCTGGCTCAGCACTATCGTCATCACCAAACACGTCAGCGGTTGTTTCTTCCATAGACTCTTGGCTAACTGGTTCTACAATAGGGGCAAACGGGTTGTCGTCTTCCCCTTGTGTGAAGCCCTCAACTGCGCTGAATGGGTTAGACTTCTGCACCTCTACATACTTGATAACCTGTACAGCTTTCAAGCGTAGTGATACACCGTGGTCACGCATGTTGTACGGTACGAACACCACCGCTACGTTAACCGTGCTACCTGTAGTCAGCATGAAGTCGTCTGGCAGTTCAGTTCCTCTAGCGTCACATTGCATAGGTTTGGCAGTTAGCTCCGCGCCGTACGCGCCTTTCAGTTTAGCTTTACCTACGTAGGAACCGTCTTCGTCTTTAATAAATGGCATCTCCAACTTGGCGGGCCACTTAGCTTCTTTCTTTTCTTGGTACGCTTTAGACATCTCAAGGAACAACGCCTTGGCTTGGTCTTTGGTCATACGAAATGACATCTCGTAAGATGCGCCGTCTTCACTTGCGTCACAAGGTACTGAACGGTTCTCGGCGTTATCAAAACGGTACGTCTTGTTGATACGTGGGTATAGTGCTTCTACATTGTTTACTAAGTACATGCTCATTCTCCTAAGAATGGTTTGGGTTATGTTCGTACCCCTCGGTAATTCCAAAGGGTGACGATCCTGCGCTCTGATCAATAATGATCAAAGTTATTGCTTCTTTAGTGTCAGGGTGATCTTTAGTCTGACTTACTACGGTTACCTCTTGCTTGTCTAAGGAACGGACTGGCTTGAAGTAAAGTTTTGATACGGCGCTGTACTCATCGAAGTACATTTTTGTAACGATAGACGCTGCTTGCGTATTATTTTGTGCTAGCAAACGAGCGTACTCTTGCATCGGCATGTTGCCCTTTACAGTTTTACCAAAAATAGAAGTAGCTGGCAACTGAATTTGATAAACTTCATCTAACTTTTGAGCCGGTGCTACTGCCAATCGTTGAGAAAACCTGCAAGCCCTACCATTACTTCCAGATGAACCGCGTACATTTTGCTTGCAGTCCATACACCGACGACTCTGTACCTGTTCTTCTGGCACGTCCGCATCAGGTGTTTGTGTTGTAGACGACCAACACGTTGGCGCTACAGTTTTACTAGGGTCAAAATCTGCGGCGTAGTATGAACGTGATACAGGTGCTGCGTCTAGTATAACGACGTCCATACTGTTGTCATAAGCAAATGGTTGCCCCATGAAGTTCCCACCCCGCAAGCTGATTCGGCGCATCTAACCGTCCTCGTCCACGCTAAGCCCTAAGTCCTCAAGCGTGTTACCTTGCCAGTCATCGGTAGCGGTTCGGCTTAGCATAGCCGCTTCAACTAAAGGTATCTTAAACCTATAGGTATGACCTACACTTACATAGGTGCGCTCAGGTATGTGGCCATTGCGTAGCCATGCGCGAGTAGTAGACACAGACACCCTAAAGTGTTTGGCTAACTCTTCTATTGTTGCTAGTTGTTCCATTACTTCTTCCTCACTGATAATGTGTATTCTGAATCTACGTTAAGTCCCATAGGAACTACATCGGGATTCTCTTCTAAGTACTGGCGCATGTTAGTTTGGTTAACGCGTTTGTCTAGCAGCTCCGGCACTCCCTCTTCTAATATAAACTTGTGCATGGATTCCCAATCGCTAGTCCAGTACCGTGTCTTAGTGCTACGGTAGAACAAGCCCTCGGCGGTACGTACACTTTCAACACCCTGCTCATCACAGTATTTAAGTAGCGCGGCTTTCACTGCGTCTAACTTCTCAGACAATGCTTTGTCTTCTTCTTTAAAGTTAGCCGACAATTCTGCGCGTTTACTACGTATCTTTTGGTACACCCGCACCATCTTTGCTACTTCTATTTCTTCTGTCATAACTACCTCCTAGTTAGTGGTCGAGTAATATAGTGGTATATAATACCTTAGTCAAGTAGTTCGTTGTAAAGATCAATCATTTTTGTGTGTACGTCTATTCTATTATCTAATAATGAGTAAACACGTTTTTCTACGTTAGAACCTTGTAACTGTACGATGGTACATTTCTGGTCTTGCCCTGACCTGTGTACACGTGCGTTGGCTTGAGCGTATGTTTCTAGTGAAGAAGTTGGCCCCCACCATACGACAGTGTTAGCAGCGGTTAGGGTCACACCATGTGCAGCGGACTGCGGTTGTATGACTAACACCTTGGGGTCGTCAGTCTCTTGGAACCGTTTGAATATCTCAGTACGTTTACTAGCTGGTACATCCCCACGTATAACCTCAGTGGCTATACCGTCACCACGTAGCCTGTCAGTTAGTATGTCAATGACATGCTTGAACGGCACGAACACGAGTATCTTCTTACTCGACTCATCAATTACTTCACGTAGTACTTTGTATCGGTTCTTAATATCAAACTCTAGCGTCTCTTTGTCATCGGTGTACACTGCGCCTGCGCTTATCTGTAGTAGCTTGTTCATGGTAACCGCTGCGTTTACTGCGGTAACTTGCTCGCCTGCCACGCGCATAACGAGCTGATCCTTCAAAGCCTTGTAGTACTTCTTCTGCTGACTTGTTAGCTCAACACCGCGCTTAACGTATATCATCGGCGGCAGGTCTAAGCATTCATCTTTGGTATAGCGTACAGCAGGTTGTAGCGCGTTGAATACTGTATCAGTAGCTGACTCTTTCGGTGCCCACTTAAACTGCGTAACGCGAACCAATACTTGATCTCGGAATGCACTAAAGAACTTAGGTACAGCTTTGGGGTTAACAAGTTTAGCTAGGCCATACGCATCTATTGGGCTTTGTGCGGCGGGCGTACCCGTCATAAGCCACAACCACGTGTCTGGTTTGACTATCTTGTTTAGAGTTTTCCAACGGTCGGTCTGTACGTTCTTGTAGTGAGTAGCCTCATCTATAATGATGCAGTCGAAGCCCCCATCAGCTATGACGTCTTGTACTATCTTCACACCATCGTAGTTAATGATAACGAACTCAGCGCCACCCTCGATTATCTTTCGGCGTTTTGCTTTCGCGCCATGCGCTACGTCAACGGTTCGGTGCATAGCAAAGGTAAACAAGTCAGCACGCCACGCGCTATCCATAATTGACAGTGGGCATATAACTAACACGCGGTTAATCTTACCTTTCTCCATTAAGTAGTCAGCCGCCCATATTGCGCTGGCTGTCTTACCTGTGCCCTGCTCATTGAAACAGAACGCACGGCGGTTCATAGTCAAGAACCCTGCCGTCTTCTTCTGGTGCTCGAACGGCTCGTACTTACCTGTCCATTCGTACCTACCCTCGATAGGTGACGGTGCGTTGATCTTCATGTTACGCAAAGCCTTGGCCTCGTCTAGTCCCCAACTAACCGCCACTGTGTTAGGCGCGACTTCCTTACTCCTAGGTATAACCTCTGTAACTTGCTTAGGATTACGCAGTTTAAGCAGTATGGCTTTGTTATCTAAAATCTTCATTCACCCCTCCGGTGATGTTATTACTTTGGGCTTTTGCCATTACGTGCTCGGTTCTTACTGCTACACTCTACCTTATACCCATCGGCATTCGTCCCGCCATTGGCTAACGACTTGTTGTGCGATATGTCTTTGCCTTTACGTTTGGCGTAGCCTTTCTTTCTATCGAACTCACGTCTAGCACGCTGTCGTTCCATGCGCGCCTCGTGCTCTTTACTCCCTACTGGGGCGTTTACTTGCTTCTTTCGGTCTTTCGGATTCTTGTACGGCATCTGCCTTATCCTCTTTTGGTTTGTTAAAGATACGGTCGAACTCTGAGTTGAACCGCGCTACGTCTGCTGCTGGGCGTCTTCTACTACCTTTTCCCATTACCCTCTCCCGTTATGTGCGCACTCTAATACGTCACACCATGCTCGACACAACCCACTTGGGTTAGCGTTCCACACGTTGTTATCAGATGCGATCACCATTTGTTTATACTTACCTATGTACTTCTCGGTTAACGCCCGCTGGTCGTCAGTGCGTGTATACCTACTCTTGATAAGGTCTTTAGACACTACGAACAACAGGCCGCCCTTCACTACCTCTATTTCTGGAAAGTGTTTCCACACTGCTAAAGCCATAAGTTCTAGCTGCCCCTTGTCTGCGTACCGTGCCGACTTACCTGTCTTGTAGTCCACAACCCACGCTAACTTCTTATCATGGTCTACTATAATTAGATCGGCTATACCTCTGAACCATACATCGTCATCTCTGAACCCACATGGCTCTAGGTTAGCTGTTAGCCCTAGCTCATACTCGCACAGCTTCTCCCCTTGGATACGGTTAAGCGCATCGAGTGAGGGTTTGCAGTAGTCGTACTTCTTAGGTAGTGGCTTGTTGTCACGTATGTACTCCTCACATGCAAGGTGTACGTCGGTGCCGTAGCGCATAGCGTCAGTTTCTTCCTGCGGATATTCTTTAAGAATCTTCACATGGTAAAACTGCTTAGGGCATGTCTCGAATGCCTTTAGTTTACTAAATGACCAAGGGGCTATGCTCACAAAAAGTAATCCTCATCGTTCCGGTGTTGGTGGTCTTCTATTGCTCGCCGTTGTTCTATCGTAAGGGCAGACTTTTTGTATGCGGCTGTCTTGTGAAACCTTTTCCTCTGTGCTTCGCGCTCACAGACAGTACACCGAGAAGTATTCTCATCATGGCTAGACCTGTCTTTTCTAGCTTTAACAATAACGCGAGTACATTCACCACATTTAGGGCACGGCGTGTTAGTCGTGAACCTATTACTTTTACCTATTATCGTGTCGTAGTGGGAGAGGTACGTTTTCCCCCTATCAGAAAAATCTACGGGCTTAAACACTTTATCTTTCACGTTCCACCCCACTAGCTTGTATCTTATCGTGAATTTCCTCGCGGTGTACGGTAATCTCGTTAGGTGCGTTGATGCCTAACTTTACCTGCCCATACTTGTTTATTTCTAACACCCGTACTTCGATGTCACCGTCTATGATAATTGCTTGGTCTTTCTTTCTTGTTAGTATCAGCATTGCTGCTCTCCTTGTTGATCGTCTGCGTCTATTTCTTTTTGACAAAGGTTACACGTTGGTTCGTATGGTAGCGGCTCATCTGATACCAGCTCCTCACAATACCCACAGTTAAAATAATCTTCCATCACTCACACCCTCCATACGTTTTATCAAAACCACTCTCGCAATCAAGCGGCATACCTTTGCACCACGTAGGCACGTACCGCATACACTGCTCTATGTATGCTTGTCCCTGCTTAACTTCTTTCTTCGGTACAGCGCACACAATACTATCATGTACTGTCATGGTCACCTTATACTTCTTAGATATAAGCAACAACTGCTCGCCTATAATTATACGCGCTAAGGCTTGGCATATGTTCTCTGTTACCTTTCCACCATAGATACGGTTTCGGCCTTTACGTGTCATGTAGTTAAACTCTGGCCCACGCTCACCCTGTTCGTAATCCAAATTGTCGTACCTCATGTATAGCCCGTTGGGTAGGTGTACCCGCCCATCTAAACCTGTGGTAGTAAATTTTACTGTGTTTAAGAACCCGAAAGACCCGCGTGAATTACGAGACATCTCTACCAACATGTTCTGACATGCTCGCCAGAAGTGTGTGATATTCCAATTCTTATCTCGGTATACGTTTATGATACGGCGCGACTCCTCAAGTGCTATGACAACACCTGACTGTGCCTTGAGCTGTTCTGCAAAACGCACCGCCCCCATGCCATAGCCTGCGCCAAGGATAGCTGTCTTGCCGACGAACCGTTGTTCCTTGGTAACGTCTTCTACTGCTACACCGTATATGTCAGACGCCATCTGTTTGTAAACATCTTCGCCCTTGGTGAACGCATCTACTAAGTCTTGCTGATTCGCTAGCCATGCAAGTACACGTGCCTCAATCTGTGACGAATCACAATCGACCAGCATGTAGCCCTCCGGTGCGGTAATACTTTTCTTTAGCTTCTTACCATCGACACCACGGCTAGGTAGGTTCTGCATGTTGATCTTGTCATCACCACCCCACCTACCTGTGTGTGCCGCGTAGTACCTGATAGGTACTGGCAGTGCGCCACGCCCTGCTATGTCTATAAACCTTTGCGTGCGTGTTTCTTCTAACGTAGATTTTGTGCCCAACCGTGCAGCTACAAGCGCCTGTACGTGTAGGTTTTCGTGCTGCCCTAACGCCTTAAACCCTGCATCGGTCTTGGCGAACGCATACGTCTGCTTGCCAGTGGTGAGACTTTCTTTCATGGGTACATCAACCCCCTCCGCCTCAAGCAATGCGGCGAACTTAGGGTTACTCATCAGGTCTTTCTTATCTACACCAGTGGCATCCAGCAAAGATTGTTTGCGTCTCTTTACATCAACAAGGTGGTCTGCTAACAACTCCTTGTCTAATTCTAAGATAGGCTCTATAAACATACGCAGCGTACGGTCTATCAGGTGTATCTCTTTCTTGGGAAACGACTTACCCATCAACTTGAACAACTCATAGCACAAGTCTACGTCATTGATACAGTAGTCACTGTAAGCGTCTAACTCCTGTGCAGAAAAGTCTTCGCGTCTCTTTCCGATTGCGTCGAGAACTTCGGTTCCCTTGGCCCCAATACTATACCTTTTAGCAACTGCCGCGAGAGAACCACCAACTTCAACCCCGTGAAGGGCACGGGCAATACACAAAGTACAGCCAAACAACTTGGGATGAATATCAAAATGCCAGCCGAGAATAGCACCGTCGAACAGGTTATTGTGAGCAACAACCATGCTATTCGCCCAATCGAACGTATGTAAGTATTCATATATCTCCTCGTGTGAGCCGCTTGCCCACTCTGTAATATCATTATTAACTTTGACCGCGACTCCAATAACCTCGAACCTGTCGTCACGGATGTATTCTTCTGTAGTAATTTTGCGTAGTGAGTAATCCTTATCGTAGTATGTTTCAAAGTCTACGGTGATTAAGTCCATTTCTCTAACCTCTCGATTTCAGCCTCAATGTAAAATTTAATCTTCTTGGCATCACGCAGCTTGCCACTGTGTGACGCTTCTCCGTATCTGTAACACGAACGGAATATCTCACCCATTTGAGAGTTCATATCTTTGTACATGATAAGGTGTTGCAGCTCAGTAGCCTTGTCGGGTAACTCGTAGTAACTCGCTGTGCTGCCATCACTAACGCCAACCTTTATGGATTCCGGGGGAAGCCCTGTTGTTTGTTCTACCACAACAGGTGGTGGTGACTTCAAATAAGTGGGCACTGCGACGTCTACGATAGGCACATCCTTATCCTTATCCTTGTTCTTACCCCTACCAGTAGGTTTGTACGGGTAAAAACTTTTCTTTTCTATAGCGTACTTTGCTTTCTTTTCCGGCGTCTCCGACCTACCAGACCAAGGGTTAGTTGGAAAATCACTGGGCACGTATGGGCATTGAGTACCGGCGGATGACTGTACATGCCTAAAATAATCCGGCACAAGGTGGAACATATCGTGATACGCAACTGGGCCAAAACCACCAACACCAGCGAACGCTGTCTTGTTATTAGCCAGTAACAACATGTGTAGCTTACCCATAGTCTTATGTCTCTGCATAACATTGGCTAGGGTTTTCGGGCCGAGGTTAGTAATGTGCTCGGCTAGCTCCACCGGAAACACCCCACTACCTTTTAAGTGTTGCAGTGCCACGGACGAATCACTAGGTGTTGCCTTACAGTCTGCCCAAACTTCTGTACCTTTAATACGCTTACGAGATTTCTTGTTCTTAGCCATAATTCCCTCCACAGGATTTTATAAGTCTAAAACTAGTTGTCTTGGGTCACTAGCTGCCCCATTAAGTATGTTCACAATGTCGTGCATGTTCTCCTCATTTACTACCTCAGCTATCCCACCTGCAATAGCTATCCTACTCAGGTGCATGTCTTGCAGTGCGGTTGTCTTACCCTTACCCGCTTTACATTCTATGCCAAAGAACTTGCCTTTGTAGCACCCGACTATATCCGGCACACCACTTGAACCGTAGCCACCTGTGGCTGGGAAAAAGTAGTAACACCCTAACGAGTCTAGCTGCTTAGTTATAGTCATCTTAACTTTCTTCTCTGGGGTCATCGCCATTACGTTCCTCCTCTATCATCCTAAGTAATTTTTCTACCGCGTCAGCTATACGCTCTGCGGCGGTTGCTGCACGCGCTAGTTGGTCTACCTTTTTCATTTTTACTACGTCTGTCATTCTATAACCTCAATTTCAACTAACCAATCATCTATATGCGCCTCGTGGCCACCTTCATCGAGTATAAACTCTAGAGCTTTTTCTCTTGATAGATAGTATCGGTCTATCTCTACAGTCTCACCGTAGTTGGCACCACCGTAAACGTCATACACTCCGTAGATTTTCATGTTGTCACCAGTTTCTTGGGTTTGTGTAAACAGCTATAAGTTTAATTTGATCATCGTCTTTTCTGTACAGCTCGGCATCGCTGTCCCGCCAAATCTTCCATGCGTCTTTAGCCTCCGGTAAGGTGTCATAAAGCATACCAATACTCTGATGTTTCGTTACACAGTTAGTGTAAATGTTAAAAAACTTAGGCGGCGGTATGTTGATTAGTGCTTTATCGTTGTTAATCGTTGCGAATCTTGGCGCTCCGTCAGCATCCCAAGCACAGCCATGCCATCCATCCTTATCTTGATAAGCTCCGTGAATCATATCTCTTGATTGTCCACCATCAGTAGCATAGATTCTCACTGGATAGTTAAAGCGTTTTAGTTTACATTTACCTGTTACTGCTACTAATTTATCCATTACAATTCTCCTATCACTTTTATAAATAACATAACTGTTAGCACTGCCCATGTCCCTATAAAACAACCCCAAAGCAAATGAATAAATTTATCTAACATGCTATACCCCCATTATGTGGCGCATTACTTGGCTCGCCCCAAACAATATAATTACGAACAATGCAAACTCCAACCAATCCCATTCTTCATTCATCGGCGCATCCACCGTTTTTAAACGAGTACTCGAACGCCCAATAAGATATAAGCGTCTGTTTGTCTTCTATATCATCATAGTGTGCTTCAAACGCTGCCAAGATTTGGTTTGGTGATAACGTCTTCCACTTTGCGCAGTCTTCGTTCGACCACATACTAAAAATCCTTACGGCATCGTTCACCCCACCAAGGTACATGGTAGTAGCGTTTCGGTAAGTCCCGTCTGCTAACTGTTTAAATTGTTCTGCGGTAAGTGCGTGCGCGGTGCTGTTGATACCAGTCCCCACAAGTAGTGACAATAGTAATTTCTTAAACATCTTCTTCTCCTTGGTTTGATTGTGTTAGCCCCATAGCTTGCATATACATAGCGTCCTCATCAATCGGAGGCGGCATTGTACTAACAGGTTTGGGTAGGTATTGGTCGTACTTGTCGTGCCACTCTTTTAGAGCGGCATCAGGTATTATTATTTTATTCATTCTCCCCCCATTGAGAATAGCCAAAACGTACTAGCGTCAACGCGCCTACCAATATGGTCTATGGTCTGCCCATCTTCACATACCATAAGCATAGCGATTCGTTCTTGCGCCCATACTGGCATGTCATCGACGGTATCATATACGTCATATAGTGTGGAATCAACACATCCCATACCAATACACGTTACATCGACTCGTCCTTTATTAATCATGACACCATTAAACGAAGCGGTGGGCGGGAAAACATCACTGTTGGCGAACAACCTACTTATAGACATAGTACACCTCGTCACAATACTTGTAGCCAACACCATCAAGGAACGTATCGTCTTCACCTAGGGTAAGAACAGATACCTTTGACAACACGTCATCAGGTAACTCAGTTGATACACGCGCCGTAGCTATCATGGCATCTATCAACCTTTCGGCATCGCTCATAGCGTAGTTGATTCTGCTATGTTGCATAGCTAGGGCTTTTATATCTATACATGTAAACTCGTGCTGCCCATCGACTGTCTTGACTAATACAAAGGTATAATCTCTCCCAGACTTTTCGTTACGCATGTGTTCGTCATAGAGCTTAAAGTACTCAGCAACATTTTTACCGTACGTAGGTTCAATGAATACATGGCCTGAGTTGTTCAGGTGCATCAGCTCGTTAAATAGTCCTTTCGATATGACATTCGTGCCCGCTATGTCATTAGATAGTTTACGTATCTCATACCCCTCCTCCCCCGATATTGTGTTGCGGCCATCTATAACGCTCTGTGTTGTCACCCGTATAATGTCCGTAGGTGTATACGCACGTAGGTACTTGACTGCATTACGTACCGCCGTATTTAAGTTAGCAGACGAAAATCGAAAGAACCTGTCAGTATTGTACATGTCGGTCTTATTGTTCTCGATATTCGGTGATGACACGTTGTACGTATACTTTTGGGGTTCTGAACGGACGTACCGTATATCCCTGTAGCTAACGTAACCACGTGCAAACACCTCGTCAGGGTAGTACGCGTATATTCTGTTTGATATACGGCCAAACTGTATACCCCGCAGTTTTTTCTGTATCTCCTCCATGAAGTTAGCCAACTCATATGGCTGGTAACTAGAAAAAAGGTCTGTGTCAGTCACGGCTAGTTTTACTAACTCGGATACTTGTTGGTGTGTAAATTTATCAAAGCTCATGGAACATACCTCCTGTCTTACTTGATAGTAGTGTGTCAACTTCTTCTTGCGTCAAGCCATGACCATCGGTCACCAGTGCTTTGTCACTGAACTCACGTAGTTGTGTCAACACGTCAGCGTAGCTATACCCCTTGTCGATTGCATCATCACCGAATGCAAGCTCGAACACATCAGCAATAAATATCACATCTATCGCCCTGTTGTCATACGGATAGTTGCTCATACGTCACCTCCATTTATATGTAATACCTTGCCTGTTGATGGCACGGCTCGTTTGTTGTCAATGATGCACCACAGTAGTGGGTTGTCCCATGTACCCCAGTCACCGTATATGCAACCGTCAGTCAACATGATAGTGGCTTGACTCTTGATACCAGTAGCCCGCATATACTCAGGTACACACGCTGCGTCAGTGCCACCACCACCCACGGGCTTGGTCGCGTTGAGTATGTCGGGTATCTCGTGTGTCTCGTATACCTCGTCAGCTACTACGCTACTACCCCAGTACAGTATGCGTACAGTATTGGGCTTGACTACATCGCACACGCCCTTGACCTCAGACATAAACTTGGTGAGAACACGTTGGCCTATAGAGCCAGACGTATCAATGGCGATAGTCAACTCGTCAACCGTCTCACTGTACCCCGTTGGCATGTATATCTCATGGCCTAGGTACTTGCGGTTCGGGCTTCTCCACGTTTGGTAGTCGTTACCTGCACACGTTGCACTTACGAACTCACGCAATGCCTCGCGCCAGTCAACCTGCGGCTTGAGTAGGTCACCGAAGTCAGTGTTGCCACCCTTACCCATCTTGCTTGCAGCAAGCGCACCCTGTCGTATAGCCTCGCCAATCTCCTTGGTTAGCTCGGCTTGCTCGTCGGCTGTCATTTCCTTGGCACCGTCCCAGTCGTGATCGTCCATACCACCGCCAGACTTGTTACTACCTGCACTCTGCCCCTCTTCGGGTGGCGTGTTGTCAGGTGTACCATTACCACTGCCTGAAGGATTGGGCGGTTGTTGCTGTTGGTCTTGGTGTAATGCCTTGGCCACCTGTGCGGTAGTCATGCCACGGTACTTATCGTCAAGCAATGCACAAGCGGGTAGCTTACAGAATCCATCGGGGTTCTCGTCAACGATCTCTAGGTTGATAACGTAGTCCATAGCTTGGTTGGTCAGGTCGTGTCCGTACTTGTCAGCCACCCATCCCCACGTTAGCAAGTGCCGATACATCTTGTGCTTACACTCGTGAATAATAAGCGCACGTAACTCGGGGTCAGTCAGCGTGTCAACGAAGTCAGAGTTGTACCACTCGTCACGCCCGTCAGTAGCGGCGGTGTTAGTCATGCCGTTGTCGATCACGCGGTCACCTAACATCAATATGCTGGCCAGCGCCACGTACCTGTCGGCTTGCATTAGTGATACCAGCGCCTTGGGTAGTCGTTGGTCTGCGGTTAGTTCTTTACCTATTGATAACATGTCAGTCTCCTATACTTTGTCTGCTGAGAATAAGTGAGTGTTAGTCATACACCACGCACCCCAACCTGCGTTGGTGGTGACAGCTTTCTGTGCGTGATACTTATCTACCATTACACCGTTGGCGAACATACCTTGTGCCTCGACGGGTAAACGATTGAGGTACTTGAGCCACGGCGTAACGAACGTGCTGTCCATACTTGCGAGCGTACGATACACAACCATACATACAGCACTTGCACTGGTAGGTACTATCGCGTTGTCGGGGTCAGTCTTGATAGACTCAGCCGATGGTAGTTGGTTGGCCAGCTTTACGAATGCCATAAGGTCAAGCGCGGCGGCTGCGCCGATAGTACCAATAGCAGCACACGTTAGTGTGTGTTCGTCAAGGTGTTCGCGCTTGCTGAATATATTAGACAGCTTGTGAAACGAACGCGGGGTACAGAATGCTGTACGTCCTACGGCCTGCGGATGGTGTATGTAATGATTCTCGTCAGGGTTCTTGACGTCACGGAAGTCAGCGAATACAGACGGGTTGTCTTTCACCCAGCCAAGGATAGTAGGGTCGATGCCGTTGTTGATACCCCATGCTATCCACTCCATGTGGTCGGGCTTCTTGAGTTCAAACACAGTCATACGGTTAGCGGTGTGTGCCTCCACTAGGTCACCCAATCCCTCAGCGCCAAGGTTACCAGTGAGTACAATCTTGCTACCCTCTGCTAACGTATAACCTGCGAACTTGCGCTCGTGTATTAAGCTGTTGAGCATTAGCTTGATTGAGCGGTTACACTTGGGGTACTCGTCAACCATTAGCAAGATAGGCTTGTTGTGGTGTACACCCAGCTCGATATTGGGTATGAACTTGAGCGCGTCAGTGCTGCCCTTGATGTCAGGGATAGACATATCGCCTTGGTCTTTGTTAGCACCGTCAAAGAAGCATGGTATGTGGTCAGGGTTGAGAGCGCATAGCTCTTCAAACATCCAAGTCTTGCCTGTGCCAGTGTGACCTAGCGCACACACGGTAACCATGTCGGCGGTGTTGTCGATGAAAGTCACGGCTTGTTTACGATCAAGTGCGTACGTACGTTGTGGTGTGTTCATTGTGTTACTCCATTTAGTTGTTTGGTTGTGTTACCACTGTGGTAACAAGTTGTCGGTGGTTGTTTAGTGTGCCGTCATCAAGCTCGCACTCGATCTGTATTGCACATATCTCACATACTTTCTCGTACCCACCAATGCTAGTGGGTTCGCCATGTACGGCGACAATTTCTACGGTGTTACAGCTATGGCACGAATAGTAATCCATGGTACGTCTTCCCCCCAATTTACAGGTCGATTGATGGTAGGGATGCGATAACTTCATCCACCGTGCGCTTGGTTTCGGCGCGTAGTTGTGAACTGTCACGCAATGCCTCGGGTGATACACCACGTAACGCACGTTCTAACGTGTCAGCCTGCGCGGTCAGTTGGGTGTCGTCGGTCAGGTTACACTTGCGCATGAGGTCTACGATGTCGAGTACGTTGTCGAGCAGTGTATTGCGAAACGTCTTCTTGTCGTTGTCACCTACGTAGTCGAGTCGTTCGGACATGTTGGACAGTACCTTGTGCAAGCGTTGGTGTATGTCAGTCATGGCGCCATTGATGCGCTGCTCCATAGCGTTGCCGTATGTGGACATAGCCTCGTCGAAACATGTTTGTACGTCTTGGTCTACGTCGAGCCGCCAGTCGTGCATGTCAGCCACGGGTGAACATACCAGCTTGACGTCGAACTTGTTGCGTACTTTCCACGACGGTGGGTACTCGGCTTCGTCGAACATATCACCTAGGCGTGCTCGGGCTGATATAACCTCGAAGTCATACTGATCAATGAATTCATCCACTAGGCAATTGAAGTCATCTTGCAAGCCAGTCATATTGGTAACGTAATCGGGATAGCCTGCGGTCATAATGATGCGCGTGCCGTTGTCAGTCCATGGTAGTGTGCAAGCGTAATGCTCGGAGCGTATCTTGCCTGCTAGGGTCTTGATCTCAGTGAGTAGGTCACAACCTGCGAGTAGGTTCTTGTCCACGGTGGCCGCGTCAGATATAGCATTGTTGTCGCTGTTGACCTTGGCCGATGCGCGTTTGTCTTTCTTGCGTGCTGTCCACACTGATATGTTGAGGTCGATGGCCAGTGTGCGTGCGGCCAGTGTTGGTACTTCTACTTGAGGTGCTGCGATTGCATTGTTCATGTTGTTCTCCATGTATTGTTGTTTGGCTTGATACCTAGCGTGTGTGGCTTCGTGCTCTGCTATTGCTGCTTGTTCTGCTGGGGTAAATAGTTGCTTGTCGCAAGTGTTGTATTCCATGTGTTGCTCCATGTTGTTACCACTGTGGTAACAGTTAGTTGATTACGAATGTGCAAGGGTCTTGTTAGTGATGCGTGCTAGCTTGTTACTTAGTGTGCGGTTGCTCTCGGCTAGCTGCTGCTCCAGCACTTCTACTAGGCGTTCGCATTCGGCATAGCTAAGTGCATTCAGTTGCTTGGCTTGCTGCTTGAACTGACTGCGTGTTGGTGTGTCTACCCAGTCGATGGTGGCGTTGTCGTATTTGTCTTTCATATGTTGCTCCATGTAGTGCTGTTGGTGTTACCACAGTGGTAACAAGTTGGTGTGTGTGTAAATCTCAAGTGATCCCCCACCTGAAGAGACATTATGTCATACTTATCAGTTGGTGTCAAGTGATGGTATATTGTGGTGTATGGTTGTATGTACTGAAATGTTCCGTAATTGTTCTAACATGGTGGTGTGTAAGTTGTTGAATATAAAGGAATGTTCTTTTGTTACCAAAATCCTGAAATTGAGAGGGTCGGAGCGTTTAGGGTTGGAGGGTGGAACATGTGCGAGAGGGCCTCCACGTATCGAAGTAATATAAAATGTTGGCTTGTACTAAAAGAACAAACGAACATTTGATAAAAGTATAATATATAACCAGATTAGATAGTATTGTTTGCCCTAGCTTGTCATGGTTACCGTTGGATGTCATTAGATACTCTCAGGTAAATGTTCTTTTTTGTACCTCGAAAAACGAACATTTGCAGAACATTTGGAACATTTGATGCCAACGTGCAGAACATTTGGTATTACGTTGTGTAACACACGTTTGGGGTGTTGTCACATGATACGTCAAAACAAGTCAGGGTGTGTTACCACTGTGGTAACAAGTCAGGCTGCGCGCAACGCA